AACCTTCCATCCACCATGGTCTATCGGATGCCTGTACCGATACACCCTGATAAACCATCCCCGTGATGTATCATCATAAGACGACCTCTCAACAACAATACCATACATTAAACCTGCGAATTCATCTGTTCTCTTTACTACATCTCCTACCTCGAATACGTGTTTCATTGGTTATACTCTTTCTTCTTGTTCTTCTACTACTTCTTCTTCTACCTCATCATCGTTCTTCTTTGTCTTTTTGTTTTTGTTGTCTCCGGAGTTTGATGCTGGGGAGATCGTGCGCACGCACTCGGGAGCCCACCAGTTATTTCTCCATCCCCCCGCCCCCTCGAAGGGGGGTGTTGGTGAATACCAATATCGATAGACCACCACAAGGCCGCTGTTATTAAGCTCTGAGTCAATCACAATACCATACCTCCCATAGGCACTGACGATGTCTCCTACTTCGAACGTGCGTTCCATATTAATTCCACCTTCTCCAGGCTGGTTGGCCGCCATCCACCAACCGACCACCTTTCTCCTTCGGCATAATACCAATACACATAATAATAATAACACGAATGATCATGATCACCGCGTAGTATACTCCCCCACCTCCGATCGGCTGGTGGCGCTGGGCACCTGACTACTATACCATAACAGTTGTTTCCGTTTCCCCTTACTGTTGCGATCTTCACCACATCTCCTACCTCAAACATATGTTTCATTTCAACTCCTATACCTACCCTATCACATCTCTGCTCTCTTGTCTATGTCTTTTAATTCTTGTGTCTCTCTCGGGGGTTTGCGCTGGCTGGGGATACCAAACGTACGATCCGCGTGAGCCGCCACTCCATCTGAATCCATCCGTGTGTGGTGCTATAACGATATACCCTGACCAACTGCATCGTCGATGATGGCACGGAGATCACAATACCATACATCCCATAGGCACTGACGATGTCTCCTGCCTGGAACGGTTGTGTCGCCATCCTAGCACACCTTCTCGATTCTGGTATTGTGCCATCTCGCAATGTGCCCGTATCCGAAATCTCGGCACCCGCAGACCAACACTGTCTCGTCCGCCGATGTTCGCTCAGAAAACGGTATCTCCTCGGGGAATCTCCAGTCTTCAAGGACGACCGCATATAGTCTTTCATCACACAAAACGATGTCTCCTGCTTCGAAAGACTCTTCTTTCCAATTCACCATTCAACACACCACCCTCTTCGTGATTCTTGTATAGTGCCACGGTAATGTCCTGCACGCCCGTTCCCATGGTACATATGAATAAATGCGTAACAGGCACCCACTCTGCTCCATAGCATGTGCATCATAGTCACCAGGGCATTGCCAGCCTTCGAGGACGATTCCGTATACATTGCGATCTATCCAAACAATGTCGCCTGCCTCATAGCTTGTTCTTTTTTCTTTTGTCTTGGCCATTACTCGCTCACTTTCTCTAGATGATGGATGCCATACTCCCTGACCCTAATCTTTAGCCCGAACCACGGCGGCGGATCTTCGAAACGAACAAGACAAACGTCAACTCCGAGTATATCTTCTCTCTCTTCGGACAACACAATGCCGTAGTGTGGAAGTTCCCTCCCTACGGTATACGTTTTTACGATATCACCTACTTCAAGTCTCATCATGTCACCTTTCGCAGCTGGTGCTCTGGGTAATCTGATCTACTCCAATGCTCTCGTTCAAGGCTATAATAATAGATCTTATATGTGGGACTGGATAACCACTCAAGCATTGGCAGGGAATTGACCACGATTCCGAAACCAGCAATCCGCACAGTCACATCGTCTGGTGTGAAGATATATGTATGCACCTCTACGATGTCTCCTTCTCCTACTTCGAATGTTTGTCTCATCATATTATGCCACCTTCGTCATCCATGAACGCGGAAACGTTCGGGTTATATAAGACTTCGTCCCAGGACCCCATCGAGGTCCGCGCATATATCCATAAACCAAATATGAGCTTGTGAATCTTCCAGTTGGGATGATTTCAATAATCATACCCAATTCACAGACGCTACCAATCCTCACAATATCGCCTACTTCAAGTGCCATTGCTCGCCACCAGTCTCCATCCCCCACGATTGAGGTTACAGTCCATCTCTTCATTTGTCCAATAACCAGCGTGTTCCCACCTGCCGTCATCGCTATAGAAATATAGCCTAATGTCTTTCTTGTTGTCGGTACATATGACCAGCATAATACAGTGCGATCCACCCACCTGCTTGATAATATCTCCGACCTTCGCTGTATACATCTTAGACCACCTTCACATTCTTCAAGTTTGAAATTGGGAATGGCTGTCTCGCGATCCACCTCGGACGACCTGTCCACGTGCTATATCCACAAACGATACGCCAAGACTCGAAACGGCTATGGGCGCTGATAACCATTGCATATTTCCATCCACGCACGCCAAACACCTCGACTAAATCTCCTGGTTCGAACATCACAGCTTCCTCAACACACGAACATAGCGTGTCCCGAGAACAAACCGATCATCCTCTGAATCATAGTAGTACAGCCTAATCGCTTCTACCGTATGATCCGACCACGTCTCAGTCAAGAAGTAACTTTCTTCATCTACTACCACACCAATATCCCATCTTGTACATCCGTGCGAGATACTATACATTGGCACGTGTACCAGGTCTCCAACGGTCAGCGTGCTTTTCTTTTTTGTGGTCTCGGGCATCTCAGCATATCTCCTCTAGCACAGGCGAGGGAAGCGTGTAGTTACTCCACGATCCTTCTTCCCAGAAACCATCAAACCCATACACGCCATAATGTTCCACCGACCAGCCGTCCTCCTTTGTCGTGAACACACAAAAAACAATACCGATAACCTCTCTATCGAAAGCCCACACAATATCGCCTATCTCAATCATTACACCAATACCTCAATTTCCCTCTTCAAAAACGCCGCGGTGCGCCACTCTTCACGGCGACCCATATGATATCCATATATATGCCAAAGGTCTTTAGAGTGTCTCCTGAAGTCTTCGATCACCACACCATACCAACAATATTGACCACCACGGATACGTGCTCTTACAACCGAACCGACTTTTATTTTTGTGGTCTCGGACATCTCAACACACCACCTTCAGGTTGTTTATATGAACATACGATTCAGTCCACTTCTTGTCATGCCTATTCCAATACTGAACAAGCACACAGTATTCGAGGTATGCTCCAGTGGTTTGACCACAGGTAACAACCCCATATCCCCAATTTCCGCCAAACACGCCGACAATATCGCCAATCTCAATTGTCATCTCACAACCCTCAGATTCGAATAGTGTACAAGCCACGTATCCCAACAGTTACCCGGGCTGTAATCGCTTCTACGGTATCCATATACCTCAACGACCGTAGATGATACCCCGCAGCCAACAACAATTCCATATGCTCCTCGTCCAGAAACTTCTACGATGTCACCAATGCAAAAGAATCCGTTAACGGCGAAGATTTTAGAATCATTCAACATAATTCCTTCACCTTTGCCCAAAACAAACCATGTTCGTATACACTTGTCGGAACAACTTTATTTGTCAGAGCGCAATACCGTGGATTGTAGATGAAAAGAACCAATGCCCTGGTACGTTGATGGGAAATCTTCAACACCACTGCGCTCGACCATGCTATATGACGGGAGCGGGTTGGCTTATCCCAATTGTCAAGAATAGTCCCGACATGTACCCATTCTGGGAGTTGGTTAGACATCTGTGCTATAGTCCCTTGTACACCCGACGCACTCTCCTGTTTTGATTATTCCGTCTTCAAACATCACCATAGCTGAAACACCACTACATTCAGACTGGCACTCTTCCAAGCCTACTCCGCCCAAATGTTGATCACAATATCGATCAGAAATATGGATGATCATATGGAGTCTACCAGTCCTGACATACCTGATGAGCATTCCACCTTTGAGTCCGTGATTACCCATCATTTGATGCGACCTTCCTGAAGAGTTTACTGCCGACACACTTACTCTTTCCGTTGTCGACCTTCCACAGCACATCTCCACATTGAGCGCAACAGTCAACTTCGTCGCAGTCGCCTGGGGTACGGTAACACGGTCGGACCCTCAAAACCGTGGCATATTCCACACACCCATCTCCATAATGGTATGCGAGAACGTCACCACGACTGATCGTTTCCTTTGACATGATGTGAGGATATCATAACTCTGGAGCTTTTGTCAAGCTAAAACCATTTACTATAGATGGAAACCTTGCGAGATATCTACTTCTTCATACGAATCGTGATGGGATGGCTTGCGATACCAGCGTTTATTTTTCTTGTTCTCGCCACTTGTGGACCGCCGATCACCTATTGGATCTTGCTGACCATTCGGCTGCTGCACGAGTATGGAATTCTGAACTAACAGATGAATCTAAAACCGCCATCGTACTTCATCGGCAGAAGTCCAATGCACATATCGTATTTAAGAATCCCAGGTTTAATCGCATACACTGTCGCCCTGTACTGCGAACAGTGGCGAAATATTCCCTGTTTTTCGCAATAGTCGCTCATTTGGTGACACCTTGTCACCTGTAGTACCATTAGGTACCCAATGCCACATTGATAAACTTGGCCGATTTCGACATTGTTTCCCTTGATTTCTTTTGTCATGTTACGTTACCTTACGGAACTCGTTTTGACACCCGACGCAGTACGAGAGAACAGATCCCTCGACGACGAAACAGTTTGGTACGAAACTGCACTCTGGCTCACCGAATTCACCACGATTAGCAGCCACCCAAAACAACTCTGCCAAGGTTTTATCGCACCTATCAAAATCTTTACACTCATCGAGACTGTACCACTTACATTGCCTGTCACGCACCACCCTTAACACCACTGCATAGAAGCGATCAAACTTTCCGACAGTACGGACTACATCTCCTGGTTCAAGTTTCATCGATCACCTCGAATTCGATAGAACATCCGATGCACATGTTGTTAATGACTTCTCCGTCTTGAACGATAATGTCTCCATACACACCAGAACAAGAATGGCATGCCCTCAGCACACTCACAGGTTTCTGGTCGCATTCTTCTGACGCTACGTTCAAGACCATGCAGAATCCAAGATCGCCCTCGGCATCGGCATCGCCGTACCACTCCTTCAAAAGAGTACCAGGCTTCAGTAGTTTTGCGCTATTCATGAACCCAACATATCATAGTTGGGTGGGCGGGTCAAGGAAAAATCGGACCAAACAGCAGCACCGCGAATGTCAACAGAGCAAACGTGCCGCCAACTAACCATTTACCGTGAGCCGCCTGTGGGGTCCTGGCCAGATAGATGGCCTTCCACAAATCACTGGTGTGTCCCTTTTCATACACACCATAGATGATACGCATGTTGTTCAACATGTCAAAAAAGTTCGTCATAGCAATTCCAGCGCAAATGGCACGGCCAACACCGTCACCTGCGATACCGATCGGAACAAGGATCATCATGAGTGCAAGGTTTGTCCACACAGGCATCGAAAACCATGCGAATTTGTGGTGTTTTTCCATCGGGGGAGTTCCCATGGGTCTCTGCACCCGTACGGAAGCAAACTTCCATTTTCCACTCGTTTTATCGCGATGTAGATATGGCTTGAACTCGATCACCTTGTAGCCACGGGAAAGGGCTACGAGTGCATGCGATAGTTCGTGGATTACGTTCTGCACGAACCAGAATCCCATCGCCACACCAATCGACAACAGAAATACCATCCATGTCTCACTAAAAATCATTCTATTCTCCTTCACTTACCTCGTCAAGGTAGTAGTAAACACCTTCCATGGCCTCCTGTTCCATCTCGATCTCTTCTATGATTTCTTGATACTCTTCCAATTGATCGTCAGATAAGTTATCAATCTCCTCAACCAACCGCCTTGCTTCTTTGGGACAGATCTCTCCAGCCCGAAGATTAGATAGAATACGCTTCACTGATCCAGTCATAGTAAACCTCCATTACGGATTAACTACACCAGTTCAGAGATTTTGTTCTTCTCTTTGTCGTAATAAGAAATGGTAAGGGCTGGGAATCGCTTTTTGATTTGGTCGAGATACCGACGAGTCACACGCTTTAAGAAGATGATGTTGGTAACGAACTGGAACGGAATCACCGTGCCAAGGGTGTCGACCTTTGGGTCAATCCCAGCACCCGACATTCTTGCTTCATCGCGCATGGATACAATCACCTGTTCACCATCGTTCTCAAATACATATTCACCAGAATCTTGGATAACTTGACCGTCGAAGTGAACGATCATATCCCCCTTCTCTTCTTGAGACCCATATGCCTTGCGAAATTCCGTGAAAAACGACACACCTTCCTTCTCTCGGTTCATATCCTGGTAGTCGGTTAACCCGTTCTCAATAAGACTGGAAAGGTCCGCAGAATTACCAACATGATACAGATTATCTGCTATCGCGTTAGGCTCGGCCCCCTCCTTCTCTTCTTTCAGGAACTGTGCCCATGCATCCATATAATTTCTCATACTATTCTTTGCCTCTCCTATCGGTGGTGCGCTCTTATTACGTTTCGTCGGTGGGTCTTCCGTAAATGCTCCACCTTCTGTCTTGTTTCCGCCTGTACTAATTATCTTCTTCTTCATCCTCTCGTGCCCGCTGGCCATCTTCTTCTGAAATTCACTGGTTTCCATGATCTGTTCGATCTTGTCGGCTGAAGCACCTGGGGTGTTGGAATATCCAACGTCAATCAACACCGCTCGGCCATTTCTCTCCATCACATTGTGGCTGCTAACATCGACGAACCATACGCCGTTATCGTACAAGAACTTTAATCCATCCATGATATCGACAAAATACTTGAAATTAGCCGTCTTCGTAGCCTCAAGAGCCAATTTGTAATCTTGTTGTCCAGTAATAAAATATGAATACAGGCGTGCCATGTATGCCTCATATCCTTGGTACCCATCAACAGCCTTACGCATCTGATTGATCACCTTGCTCGGTCCAGTCCAGTCGGAGATAAAGTTCAAGAACTTTTTCCGTCCGAGACCATGCACAATACCATTACCATACTTCGCGATCTGTTCCATCTTGTCTTTAGGTGGATTCACGTAGCCATACACAATGATATACAGGTCATCACCAATTCGACCCACCTTGTATATCTCGTACACGTTCGGGTGCTGTTTCCCTGCAATCTGAGCCGCTGCAACGGCCTCTGTCTTGTCATCGGTGATCTTAACGACCTTGTCCCCTATCTGGTACGCCACACCCTGTGAGCCGCCTCCTAGCTTCTGTAACCTGGTAGACTCAATACCCGCCCACTGTCGGATCTTGTCAATATATGGCATAAATCTGTCTGTCGCCATCTCTTCGTTAACAGGCTCAGAAAACTGATCCCACTTGTTGCTGGAATACCATGGGTTGTTAGGCATGTGTGTTCGTCCTAGTCTCTAGGATAATTAGTTGAGTATAAATAGAAAGGGACACCTATCAGTGCCCCAATCCGTTCGACAACTATCTCTCACCCTTTTCTACTTCACGTTGATATAAATATCTTCTTCTTCCTCTTCGGCCAATGGGACCAGAACGAAACCTAGGATGCCGTTGCGATAGCTGGCATCAATGTCTTCCTGTTCATACGCCTCAACATTACACGTAGCGGAGAATGTTCTGTCGCCAAGCGCCCCACCTTTGCGATGCGCCTCGATGTATAGAGTATCATCTCGAATATACATCTTGATATCGGATCGATTTACTCCAGGTATTTCAACGTTGCCGCGCAGCTTCCCGTCCTCAAGCGTGTCCCAATAAATTGTTTCAGTAATTGTTTCAGTAATTGGTATAGTGTTACTACAATGATAAATCGGGTTAATCATTAGATCTTCATATTCCTTGAGAATATCTTTTCGGTTCTCCTTAAACCAATCGTACCAATCAGAGTTGCCAGTTGGATAAATTCGCATATCGTTCCTCCTCGTAATTTATGCGTTATATAGTCTAAACATGATTTTTGCACCGTCAAGCTATTTTTCGGCGCTTTCGAGTAGTTGGCGGGATGCCAGTCAATTCTTCAGACAACCCTTCGCCCCAAAAGTACGGACACCTGCGCACATCTGTCGTCAATAATACTTGAATACACGGTCGATCTGAGTATTCGGTCAACTTGTACTCAACTGGTGCCGACAAGTTACCATACAGCGGCTTATTGTGCTTTCTCTGAAACTTCTTTCGTGGCGGAGGTTTGTTCAGATAATCGATACACCTCTCCACCATCTCGTCTTCCCCTATTTCTTCTTCCCTCAACACCCTGCGCCAGTCTACATCAATATAGATATATGCAACCCACCGTCCACGAGGAGCAATCTTCTTGGTGAATACCGAACCGTGGTATCTGCCGTATCGACGCTCACCTTGGTTGTACGATGGAACAATGGCGTATTCTGGTATTGGGAACAGCGTACATGGAATGTCTTTCTTCATTTTCAAGACTCTCTCTAGATCATCGGTACCGCGTTGAGCTTGCGTCGTAGCCTCTCGATATCGAACGCACCAGCTACATTGTCAAGTTCACCATTCTTATATACAATCGTAAAGAAATTCGTCTCAGGCTTCAGGTTGGCAGGGAATAGCTCTGGATGCTCTATCAACTCTTGTTTCAGCGCGGAGTTTTCGTATGCCTTCCACACCTCTTTTGCATCAATGATGAACTCTCGTAAGTTGTGGCCAATCACCTTCCCTACGCTGGTCACGTTTCCACCCTCGGATGCTTTCGTTGCCACCGATGTCTGTGTGACCACTTGAATCAATCTGATAATCATTCTTCCTCCTCCTTCACGTGATAGATCTGGTGCATTTGAACGTAATACTCTCCGTCGCTTGTCACCACCGATCCATATGTCTTGTGACGCTTCATAAACATACCATAGATAGGAATAGTCGTTACCTTCGAGGGCGCATAAAAAATATCTTCAAGCTTTTTTTGTCCAGGTGCCATATAGTTTGGTGCCTGGATGTTCCTCTTAAAGAGGGTTACGCCTGATGGGATGTAAATAATCTGTCCCTCTTCAAAACCAGGGAACTGTGCAGCAATCATTCGCTTTCCTTATCTCCCTCCATCACAGCTTCCTGGTAGATGGTTAGGTTGGTTTGACAATCGGCCAGCATCGCATCGGCGAGGGCAAGGACCCTACGCACGCTACCAATGAGAATGATGCTATGGTCCACAGGCATCGAGGTAACGTCAACAGGATCACCGTTGAGGCTTTCCTTGATGACTCCGAGAGCCTTGACCAGTTCAATCTGTGTCTCTCGGAGTAGCTCTGAGGTAGGTACGGTCTTAACGATCTTGGTGAGTTTCAGTGGTTTTTCTTCCATATTATTCCTTCTTTGTGAACTTAGCGTTCTTCATCTCACGCTCCTCGACGACATGCTGCACAGACAGGTCGCAGATGAGAGCGATGCGGTAGCGCTTGGCGCCACGGGCTGCACTAACTACGGGCTCGGGTGCAATTTCGAGCACCACTGCCTGAGTGTCGTTGGTGGTCCAGGACCAGCGGTGGTGGCGGGTCTTGAACGACGACGGCGACACCAGCTGGCCAACTTCGAACTTCGGGGCCGCGGTGTGCGACTCGATGACGCGCTGAGCATGCTTGTTCGCAACCATCGCATTGAACTGCTTTTCGGTCGGGACGTAGTTCGGATCACCCTTGATGCAAAGGGCCAGGTCGCTGAAATACTCCAGACGATTGACGTAATACTCGGCGGCGATCTCGGCGTGCTCACGGCGCCACGTGGAGCGATACTTTTCCTCCCACTCGCTCCGTGCCTGGCGAGCTTCGGGGGTGTTGCGCGTGGCGATCTTGACGATAGCCTTGGCCATGTTCTCGGTCAATGAGCCGTAAGACTTCAGCGAATCGTCCATCTTCGTCACGAACGCACGATCACGGTCGTTCAGTTCGTCGTCAGCCAGGAGGGCGTCGATGGTGGCGCGGTGGGGGCTGGCAGCAGCCTTCTGATTCCGCTCCTGGACCTTCGCCTCGGAGTACCGTTCCTCCAGGATCGCGAGGTAGTTACGTCGTCCCTGGGTCAGGTTGCCCTTGGTCTTGTAGTGGTTGAACAAGCTCTCCACGGTATTGCGGTCCTTATCACTCAGGGGGCGCTGAAGAAGGGCTTCGAACTTTTCCTGGATGATCTTGCGACGTGCCATGTGTTTCCGTAACCTCCATGTTATGTATAGAGATTAGCATGATTTCAGCTGGTTGTCAAGTAAATATAGACTAAAGAGCAGCGATTAACGTACCAATGACGAGGCCGACGACAGATGTGATTGCTGCACCAACAGCAATTTGAACATATCTCTTCATGCTTTTCAAGGTTTCTTCTGATTTGCTCATCCTCACTTTGCCGTCTGGGATGACCTCCTTCTCCACGCATTGGATTCTTGCAAATGCTCCTGCGGAGGGGTTGTAAAGTGCTGACGATATTTCCTTTACATCCACCTTCACCTCTCCTATTTCTGACTCGACTCGATTCAGTGTGTCCTTCGAATGTTTCGAGTGCTCAAGTAGTTGAATCATGGAAGCTTGAAGGTCAGTAAGGGTGTTCTTTTCTGATTCCGTCATGGGATTGTTGTTTCCTCTGTTAGCCTTACATTAATTAGTCTGTTTTCTTGTGATACACCGCGAAATCAGTAGTCATTAACAAACCAGCAACAGATGCGGCGTTTTTCAGCGCACCAATCGTCACATCAGCTGGATCAACGATGCCATTAGTGTAACAATTCACCACCTTCTCCTCAACGAAATCATACACATCTTCGATGGTTGCTTCAACTGGAACGTGGTATTTGATGATAGCTGCTCCATCCTCGCCAGCATTCTTCGCCATCTGTAAGTATGGCGTACGCATCGCATCGTATAGGATCTTCTCTCCGACCGTATCATCACCAGATGACAGCTTGTCGGCTAGATAGTATAACGCACGTCCACCGCCTGGAAGCATGCCGCCACGCTGTGCAGCGACAATCGCGCCAATGGCATCGTCAACTCGATCCTTGCGTTCCCTGATCTCAACCTCGGAGTTGCCTCCAACGTGGATCACGGCGACTCCGCTCGATAGCTTCGTGATGCGCTCCTGCACCAACTCGCCCTTGTCTGGGTCGTCGACTTCTTTAATGGTTTCTCGTAGACCAACCAGCCTGTCCTCAATCTTACTCATATCGCCGCCACCATCAACAAAAGTGGTCATAAATTGAGTAGCTTCCACCGTTCCAACCTTTCCGAGATCTGCGAGCTTAACATCTTCTAAGGTCATGGCGTGTTCCTTCGATACATATGTAGCGCCAATAACCAACGCTAGGTCTTTAAGGATATTTCTTTTGTGTTCTCCAAATGATGGCGCGCGGATTGCAGCAACAGGCATCGTGCCGCGTACCTTGTTCATGATAAGGGCCGCAAGAGCTTCGTCGACTACATTCTCTGCTACAACAATGAGGGGCTTGCGCTCCCGACCAACGATTTCCAAGATATGGAAGATGTCTTTGACGCTCTTGATCGTCTCGTCGGTCACCAACACCAAGGCATCGTGATAATTCATGATATTCCTGCGTTCATCCGTAACAAACGATGCCGACAAGAACCCAGACTCAACCCGATACCCTTCAAGGATCTCAAGCGTTGTATCTGACGAACTCGGGTCTTCCTTTACTAGTACCGTTCCGTCCTTGCCAGCCTGGATCATCGCCATTGCAACGGTCTTGCCCAGCCTTTTGTCGCCGTTGGCGGATACGGTCGCAATGTGCAAGATGTCGTCTTCGCTACGAACTGGATTTTTATATTCCTTTAGTGCTGCGGCCACCTTGTCTACGGCAGCGTCGATCTGACGCTTGATGGCAATTGGAGAGCGTCCGTCACCATACCTCTCGGCAAGAGTATAGATTGATTGTGTCAAGAGGGCAGTAGTTGTAGTACCATCGCCAGCATCACGGTTGGTTCGACGGCTGGCCTGTTTGACCAACTGAATCACCGCGTTCACGAAAACGTCGTCGTGCTGAACGAACTTTGCAATAGTAGCACCGTCCTTGGTAATGGCTGGATACTTTGCTTTGTTATTATAGAGCAGAACATTCTGCCCGCATGGCCCAAGCGTTGAGGCGATTGGCTTGACAATCGCATCAAGCCCAGAGGCGATTTGATCTTTCCAGGTCTTGTCCGAAGTTTGAGTCATGAGATATTCCTTTTCAGTTTAAATGTGATCTTACCAGTGATGTTGGTCGTGAAATAGTTTTTCCTTGCGCTTAACACTACGGAGCCATCAAAGTCCGACGGGTTTCTAATCGTAAACCCCTTAAATAGTGCATCTTCCCCAGAATATCCAGCGTGTGAGTTCATTTGGATAAAGCCTTTTTTGCGCCTTAATAGCTCTCTGGCGAACCCATCAATATCCATGTGGGCATTGGCCTCTTCGATTAACACCTTGGCCACACCAGCAATAGTGTGATATAGCTTATTGTACCCTGGCGGGTGGTCTGTTGTTAAGTGCTCCCTCAACGAACAAACATTTGGAGATGATTCCAGAGATCCACTAAGTATTTTTTTTGCCTCTCCGTAATCAAGAATCCCAAGAGCTTCCGCCGCAACTAGCGGGCCTTCATATTGCCCATGCTCGTGAATGATTTTAATCAGCTGTATTTCACGCGCATATTTGTTATAGAAATCAGAATCAAACCCATTCTCGGACAAGATATCAAATAGAATATGGGCTGATGTTGCCGCACCTTGATGCCCTGCCTTGGAGGAGATCTGTATCTTCGTGTCTCCCGTGACAACTTCGCTGTCAATCAATACATTTTTAGCATCTTGGGGATATCGTATTGTTGCTTTACGATCGTTGATCAAATATGAATCGGGAATCTCCCATCCATACACCAAAGCCATCGGGGCCAAGACCTCTCCCATATATTTGTTGATTGTCGGAATGTGTCGGCGACCTCCGCGGAATACCACTGGTCCAGGTTCGCCTCTTTTCATTCTGTCGATAACATAAATGAAATAGTTTCTGAACGGCTGGGGCGCATTGTCCACGACACTATTCTCTACCTCTCGAACGTTATAAAACAGGTCATCCTCTATTAGGTCTGTTGGTTTAATCGGGACAGTCTCCGCGGCGCTGCGACCAGTCTGTCGTTTAAATCCAGTATCTCTGAAGAACACAGCATCTGTCCACATATATCTTCCTTCGTCCCTGATATACTTGAAGTACCTAACGAATCCTTCTTTCTTCTTCGTTTCAGTGTTTTCGAATATTGCTAATATTGCTGCCTTGTTCGGCCCATTTACCTCGGTAAGATAAAGACTGTTGTCCATGCAATGCGATTGGACATATGAATCGATACCGTTCATATCATCTTCGTGTGGTTCGAATATTAAATATCTAATGAATTGTAAAGCGTCGCCGTTAGTGTTCTTGTAGGTCTGCCCTGGTTCTCTCGCTACTATTCCTCGACCTGCCATTTTGCAACTCCAATCTCTCTAATAGAGTTGCCTTTACCATATCGTATATATTATCTTCTGTTAATGTGGTACGAGACTCGCGCTCATAATACTCGTTCAGTGCTTTATCAATACTATCTGAGGTTGGTTCCATATATTAACTATATTCCAGACACGACAAAGGCCACGCTAGCGTGGCCTTTGCTCTGTATTAGGAGAACTTTATTTAGCTCTTCTTACTAGCTTCCATAAGACGCGCGACCACCCGCTTTGTCACGTTCTCAACTAGTTCATCCATACCCTTTGGTGCGGGGGGAGTGGGAATACCGTCGCGGCCTTCCATCACCTCTTCCTCTTCCTCCTCCTCCTCTGGGGGCATGCCCTCTTCGGGCTCCATTTCCATCTCGGGCTCTTCCGCTGGCAACTCTTCGCCTGGCATCTCTTCGCCCATTTCAGCGTCGGCACCTGGGCCTTCAACATCAACGCCTGTCACCTGAGATACGGCATCAGCAATAGCGTCAACAATTTGCGCCACATCTTCCTCAGAGAAGTTACCCATTGGTCCCTCTTCCATCCCTGGCTCGGCGTCCATTGGCATCTCATCCTCAACTGGCGGCATTTCTGGCTCTTCACCAGGCATCTCAGGCGGGACTTCCTCTTCGTCCTCTGGAGGGAATTCGTCCATGCCCTCTTTGAGATCCTTCATCTTGTCGTCAGTTTGACTCGAACCAAAGGGGGCACCCTTACCCGCCTCTTCGTTCACCTGCTCTTCATCGTCTTCCTTCACAAAATGCTTTTCCAGCTGGCTCTCATCAATCCCTGCAATCTTCCCGAATCGACGCATCGCGCTTTCGCTCAGAAGCTGCTTGTTTGAGTTCTTCTTTCCAGACATGATTATCTCCTAAAATACAGAAAGTTGTTCTTACTGATATAAATAGTAGCATGTTTTACAAAACGTCTTCAATCCCTCGGCTATCACGAACCTTTTGTAGGGCACGCTTTTCGTCATGAAACACTTGCACATGACTAACCCCTTCGCGCTCTGCGATCTCCCTCAGTGTCATACCAACCCCCTTGTTGTTCTTGATTGCCACAAACATACAATTCAAATCGTCTTCATAGTTCATCCAGTATCGGCACCCGTTGTTCTCCGTCGGGCAACTAACGCAATATTCCTCACACTTTCCAACACACTCAGGCTCATTGTTGTTCTTCAAGTTCTCTGTAGATGTCGTCATTGAATAAATCTCCTTCTTCCTTTTCTAAAATGTCAAAAATGTCTTCAACCTCTCGTCCGTCCAACTGGAAACGGTCTGTTATTTCCTCCTTTATCTCTCTTTCGCGTTTAATCATTCTTTTCTCGTGCTTCGATGGTGGCAGCTTGGCTCGCCTCTTCTCTGCTAGAAGGTCCATCAGCCTGTCATCATCTTCGACAATCATTTCAAACAAAAGAGTGCAGAATTCTTGCCGTGACATTCTGATGTGTCTCAGTGCGATCAACGCCTTGACGTACACATCTGAATTAATATAGGCCAGGGTTAGTGGAGTCCTTTGGAGGTTACCTCCTGGCATCGAGTACCGATACACATATCGGAACGTACTCGACTCTTCCAGATAATCCTGTACTCTGCCTTTCTTCTGTTCTTTATTTGATCCCATGCGGACTTGCTTCTACCACTCCAGCATTAGTCACGCGGACAAACTCCGCCCTAGTCTGGAACGATGTGATATTCCTTGCTCCGAGATATGACATGGAGCTTCGTACTCCATCCATGATGTCGCCAACAATACGCCTTGCCTTGCCCTTATATGGCACAGTGCTCGACGCCCCTTCAACATTCTTTGTCTCTTCCCCTCGATCAACCTTGGAGTCAATTGAGGCTGAACCACGATAATACTTATATAACATCTCTGATGGCCACGAGCCCTGCTTATGTGTGTCTCCTGGCGTCTCCTTGGTACCAGATAGAAGACCGCCAATCATAACGGCACTGGCACCAAGGGCTAGGGCAGATGCAACGTCTCCTGGATATCTGATTCCTCCGTCTGCTATGATCGGGGTCTTCGACTCAGAGTTATTCGCACACGCAGCTACAGCAGTGACCTGTGGAACGCCAACCTTCGTCATGTTCCTGGTAGTGCATACCGAACCGCCACCAATGCCAACCTTCACGCTGTCAGCGCCCCACTCGGAGAGGGCATCCACACCAACCGCAGTTGCAACATTCCCAGCCATGATGTGCCCATTATATTTTGGGCGTGCCCACTGTAGGTATTCCTTCATCAGAATATGATGCCCGTGGGCGATGTCGACACACCATAGATCGACAGCGACCTCTCTATTCACCTTGCTGAAGCGCTTCCTGCCCTGCTTTCCAACACCAACAGACAGTGCCACGAATCCACATTCACGCTTAATGCGATTAGCTTTCTCGATCATCTCTTCGACACTCATAAAGCGGTGAACAATGCCCAAGCCTCCCAGCTTCCACAGTGCAATCGCCATCTCCTCGTCACACACGGTATCCATTGGTGCGGCGATAATAGGAACATCAAGATAAATCTCGCGGGCCGCATCAATACATGTCGATGTATTCACATCAACTCGACTACGAACATCTGAATACATCGGCACCAACTGAATATCATCGTAGGTTAGTGCTGTATCGTGGTACTTGAAATCAACTGCTTTCATTACGTTCTCTCCTCTTCAATGTACAAACCTTCGGGTGGTTACCAAATGCATATAGTGCAAGCTCTGATTTGAATACTACAACCATCCACTTCAACTGATAACCAAAATGAATCTCGGCAGCTAGCGTGCAGTAGTCATGGAACCATGGCGCAGATGTATCGTTAGGAAGTACAACGACTTCAACACTATCCACCTCTTCTTGCGCTCGATCAAATACTAATTTTACCTTATCGCCGATCGTGTGTGGTTGAACGTGTGTATACAAATCCGTCCACAGCTTGTGCGGTTTCTTATCAAACGTAAACCGACCATCGAACCTCCGATAAGCCCAATCCAGGTCCACATTGGTCACGCGCATGTGCGTGGTACTCAAATTATCACTCTTGTTCATCAGTGCTCCCAAATCCTCCCTCACCACGCTTCTCTCCATCGTCAACCGTGAGCGGATACCAATCGTACAAGTCGCCAGACGATGTTTCGATCGCTCGGAACGATACGCACGGAATCATCACAAGTTGAGCAATCTTCTCATGTTGCGCGATGAACTGTGGCTCCTTGCCTACGTTATGCATGATCACCTTGATCTCGCCATCATAACCAGCATCAACTACCCCGCCGCCGACAAGCAGGTCGTGCTTTGCCGACATACTGGATCGATTCTCGATACGAACATAATACCCGTGAGGAATACCAAGACGGATTCCCGTCGGCAGGATTTTACTCTCTCCAGGTTGAATCACAATGCCGTACTTCTTTACACCACCGTGCAAATACCGCACTTGGCAGTCGCCTACCTTCTCAACATTTAGGAACACGTCCAGCCCTGCGTCACTTGGGTGCGCTCGGCTCGGAGCGCGTACATTATCACGTACCTTCGCATATTCTAGAAGCATATACTTTCCTTTCTATCGAACCAGGCTCCAACCCTTGAGGCCCTTTGTACTATACCCCCAATTTGGGTCATAGTTAGGTCTCACCAGGTAGATTCTGTTGGTATAAATTTTATCCTTTTTTGGCCTCGGCCCCCAAACACGAATGTTGGTCTGTTTGTATGATGAGTCGATGCAATGTACCACATAAAATGGCCTTTTGTTCTTCGTATACTTGACTTCGACCTGACGAGGTACCGCCCAGACAACTGCATGATCTGGATCGATTTCATAGATGCTCGTATCCATATCTCCAAGCGGTGGAACCATCAACTTTTCCATATGTCGAATGGCTTGCGTGTCGACCACCATGTCCAGTGGGTATAGCCCTGTGATGTTGGTCAGCTGCTCGATCTTCTCTGCTTTAGTGAAGTCTCCAAAATCTTTGTATGCCTCAATGTTCTCAAGGAACTTCTTTTTCGTCTTCGGCATATCAACGATACACGCAGACCAGAAGTGCTTTCGTCCAGTGAACCGCTCATCAATCAGGTCGTCAAGAGCGCCACACCTGCACAGCACATCAAGCGCTTTCTTGTTGAGCTTGCGGCGGACCACTCCCTCACCAAACAAGATGTCCTCAATGCACGTGAACGGACGATGCTCCAGGATCTCCTCGATGGCGGCTGGACCCATGCCCTTCACCGCAATAAGTGGCTGAACCAGCGTGTTGTCGTTTGTATTAGAGATGGTCCACGATAAATCTGAATCATTGATGTTGACGTTGGCGATCTCGTAACCAGACGAACGAGCCACGGACAGCGCCTTTTCCTTCTTCTTATCTTCCTTGTCCAGGTATGCTGCCATCCACTCTGTCGGATAGTAGTGAGCCAACCAAGCACACTGGAACGATACCGCACTGTACGCCAGAGCGTGTGATCTGTTAAATGAATACTTGGAGTGGAACTCTAGCTCATTCAAAATCTTATCTGCCGACGCCTCTGAGATGCCGTGGTCGGCACAACCGAGACGGAACTGAGATTTGATGCGCTCTTTCTCCGCTTCCACCTCCCGTGGCAACCCCTTCTTGGTCAGCACCTTGCGGAACTTATTGCCGTCGTCCAAAGATACATCCCTGCCTAGCTCCGACACAACAGACGCAATCTGTTCCTGCCACACGATGAAGCCATAGCTCTCTTTGGTCATCTGTTCCACCGACGGGTGGATATACTCTACCAAACTTGGATCATTCTTAGCCCTCACGTACTTCTTATCAATCTTTGAGTTGAGAGGGCCAGGACGATAGATGCTGGTCACCGCAGTCAGGTCGATTAGGCTGTGCGGCGTAGCGTTCATGCAGAAACGCTGCATGCCCTTTTCTGCGAACTGGAAGATCCCGGGCCACCGACCTTCGTGGAATATATCCTTATACACCTCTTGGTCATCGAAGTCAATCACATCTGGATGTAGGTGTTGGTTATAGAAAGCCTTCACGTCCTTGAATGTTGGGTTTTTATTCCCTTGTCTCTTCAGAATCTTACGGATGGCGCCGTCGATCATCAGCAGAGTCTTCAACCCCAACAGGTCAAACTTGATAAACCCCATGGGTTCAAGGTGTCGCACGTTCTGTCCCTCGGACCACGGAGTCTGTCTCTTACTCGTGCCTTTGCCGTAGGTTCGAATCAGCGGCATGTACTCGTTAAGATTCTCCTGGACCAGCACGCCACCAGCGTGAACGCTGATCGATCGCATCTGCCCAATGAGCTTGTCGACATGTTCCTGAACCTTGGGGTACTTCCTAAAGAAGTTTACTAGCGTCGGGCTATGGCGCATCAACTCGTCGTAGGTTGGATTGACGAAACCAGCATCAATACCACGTTCCTTTTTGATACCAGACTTAGCCTCAAACCCCATCTTCCTTGTCACGCTGTTGACTTCCATGAACGGAACATCGTGGAACTTTGAGATGTCTTTGATTAGGCTGCTCGGCTGCAACGTACCATAGTTGGTGATACGAACTACCGTGTCGTCGCCCCACTCGTCGATGAGGGCGTCTTTAAGCTCAGTAGGATGGCTGAAGTCAAGGTCAATATCTGGGTAGCCCGATCCCTTCTTCGTCATGAACCGCTCGAACTGTAGACCCCACTTGATTGGGTCGATGTGTGTGATACCTAGAACATATGCTACCAGCGAACCGCCACCAGATCCTCGGCCTGGCCCCATCAGCATCATCTCGTTCGCTCTGTCCGTGATAGCGATGGTGGTCAAGAAATATTTGCTAAACCCTCGTGTGGATATCACATCAAGCTCATATTCCAGTCTCTCCTGATACCCATCCCGCTGGTCCAATCCACGCTCGGCCATACGCTCGGCACAAATGTCAGCCAACGCCACGTCTGCCGTCTTCCCCTCGGGGACAACAAAGTCTGGTAGGCGTACGGTGGTATCGGGGTAAAAACTTTCAATCCTCTCGTGAGCAATCTGATGTGTCCTCTCGATCGATTCGCGAACCAAGCCTTCATCGTACTTCACCCCTGCCTCGGCGGCATAAGATAGGAACGACTCCCAAACCTCATCCCCGTTCTTCGGATATAGCTCGTACATGAGTTCGTCTCTGCTCGCTGGCAACGGCTCACCAGCGGTCTTCTGGCTCAACCAACCTAGGCGGTTGTACATGACGCGTTCCTTCCACATCTCAGGACGTGGGTAGTGGCAATCAACCGTGGAGACCAGTGGGACACCTGTCTCCTTTGATAGGTCGATGATATACTGATTTAGCTCGTGTTGCTCTGGAATCTTGTTCCACTGTAGCTCCAGGTACCACCGATCCCCAAAGATCTCCACCATACGCGCATTCGTATCTCGCATATCGGCCATCACAGCGTCTCTGCCGTCTTCTCGCTTGCGCCAGTAGTGTTCGGCAAGCACACCCCCCAGACAGGCGCTCGTGGCGATCAGATTAGCTCCTAGGCGTTCGAGAACCTCAAAGTCAATCCTGGGAAACCTATAGAAGTTTGGCTTGTTGTACGACTCTGATACCATCTTGTACAAGTCGTACAATCCTTGCTGGTTCTGAGCCAGGAGAACCAAGTGATTCCTGCGATTCAGTACGTTCTTCGCGAATCTTTTCGTTTCATCTTCAATGAAGATACCTTCGTCGTTACCATCTGCCTTCTTTTTCTTCTTGTTGTCTTGGATCTCTGCCTGTTGCTTTTTCCACTCCTCGATTGACGGAATGAAATATGCTTCAACACCGTAGATTGGTTTGACCAGGCGCCCGTCCTTTTCCATCTTCTTGGAATGTAGCACCTGATAAGACATGGTGTTCATGTTCCCGTGGTTGGTAAGGGCATGGGCGTCGAGTCCATTTTCGTATACGAAATCGAGATGATCTGGAACGTAACCAAACCCATCATTGATACTGCCAACATCGTGTGCGTGCAAGTTAACGAACGGAATCTTCGGCGTCTTTCTATCAACCATGCTTTCTCCTATTTATCATCCAGGGGTGCCACGCCGTGGTCTAGGTCAACGAGCCCCCAGGCTTCTTTGTATTTCATGTACTGTGGCTTTTTGAGACGACGTGCCAAGTCAGAACCCATGTATCTCGTGTACCCTTCCCAGGTACTTATGTCGTAATATTCATCAAGTTCTAGTGCGGTGCCTTCTAGGGGGAGTACCTCGAAAAAATCACTCAGCGTGAAGTCACGAGCGTTCCATCGCTCCTCGATAGGCCACTTATCGTGTTTGCCCTTCCACTTACCCTTGCGCTTCTTCTTATAGTGCCAATAGACGTTTCTTAAATCCTTGAAGGTAAAGGAGAACCCAAGGTACTCATCGTTTTTAACAGTTTTCCCGTCGTATGTCAAGTAAAAGTTTTCGTTTGCCTTGCTCTTGCGGAACTTTCTTCGCAGCAAACCCTCGTAATCATACACCGAACACGGGAACGACACGTAAAACCTCTTCGGGAGCAACCACTTCGACATCACCATCCCAAGATCAAACGCCGTAGCCGCTCCATAGATGATGCTGTATCCCAAACTTTCGTTCCTGTCTCGATCCGACGGATGCACTGGAACGTAGTATATCGGTATCTCGTGGATCATGTGCCTCTTGCCATACTTCCCAAGACGCTTTGCAAAGTCCTCACGTCTCTGCTCTTTGATGATATGAGTTGTGCTGTACACGAAATCGCCAACAGACCGACGAATGATTTGTTGGTGCTCTCGATGCCCGACGATCCAAATCGTCGAACACCCAGCATGTACACACTCCATCACCGACTTCTGAATGGCATAGAAGTTCTTCCCAACTGGTATCAGTGACGGGTGCCACCAGAATCCGAAGTCTTCATCTGGTAGATCCACGATAGGAACGATGCCAACAACATGATCGTGAGTCCAGTATGACTCAGTGACATCGCTCAAGTCAACTATTTTATTTTGTCCCGTGTATTGCTCTGCTTTTTGCACTTAGATGAAACTCCACACCATCAAGGTCATCATACCGATTAACACCCAGCCTGTTAACGTCTCTGAAGTCGAATAGCAGGTTTACTCTCCCTCTATATCCTGGGCGCTTTACTGAGCCTTTGATGTCATGCCACCCCATCATCTCGATAGTCTTAAATCGTGCGTTGATCTCAGAGAAATCGTCGTCCACAAGCTCAGATTCGTCGAGATATGACACCGAAACCAGATCCTTCACCTTCACGCTGAGGCTTCCTCTGCGAAGAGTTTGGTAGAAGTACACATGCTTCACAAAATCTGATTCTGGGTCTTCTATATAGTCTACCTCGTGAAGGTTGCAAGACTTTGCGTCCCACCAGTCCCATACCTCACATCTGGTCGAGGTGCGTTCGATTGGCATCGGAAGCCCAGAGATCGCGTGGTTCTCGTCATCATCAAACACGTGCAGCTTACCATATTCGATATGATACATGGTGCTTTTGTGTTTAACCTTCACGGTTTTGTTCACGTAATCGACAACAATGTTTTCTACCTCTCCAGGGAATGGGTGGAGTCCTCGATAACTTGCGGAGAACATCACATGATAGAACATCTCGTCCGCTTCTGGATATAGAAACCAGTATGGCCTATCGAGATAGGTGTACACCATCGGTATGTCGTGGAATAGGGCATATTCAAACGCCTTCCAACTCCCACCCACAACAAGCTCGGGCCACCTGAAGTGGTTATTGCGAAACGTTGGTATTGTAGTGCCGTTCTATCGGCGATGGTGCCGATGCTTCTTTGTCCGCTTGTGCTTCTTGTGCTTCGGTGGCTTGTGCTTGGGTGGTTTAGGATGCTTGGGGGGTTTGTGAACGTTGTAGTGCTGGCATCCGTGGTGGTGGACTACCACTCCATGATGACTGTGGCACCCGTGATGACACCCATGGTGGTACACGTGCTCCACAGTATGAACTGGAGCTTGTCGCACGATAATCGTGCAACCCAATGGCATGCTCAATAGAGCAGCCGCAGACAACAAAACAACAAACCTCTTCAACATATCAATCTCCTGGTACTTTGTCCTTGATGACGTTGAGATAATCGAGCAGTTGGTCCATGTCGGTCTTGTCCTTCGCCAGGCGGTACGCCTTGGCAATCATAGAAAGATCTTCCTTCTCAAGCCAACCGTTTTCAACATAGTTCTTCTTCAGATCAGCCCGAGCCTCGCGATAAGGCTTGAGTGCCTCATCAATAGCGGCGTATGCTTCAACGAACTCACGAATCTTCTGCTCTTTCTCTTGCTCACTCATCTCTTGTTCTTTAGACATTCTAACCTCCTAGTTTATTCATCGATGATAGCATTATCGATAATATTTTTTGCAAAATGTTTCGAAGCTATCAATCCATCTGGATCGTTGTCTATATCGTCCAGAAGTATTTTCAATGCCTTGATGGCCATTGGATATTGTGCCAATCGTTGCGCGTTCTCAAACTTGATATCCACTGGATCTTTTACTTCTCTGATGTTGTTGAACTCTTCGAACCACTCATCAAGAGGGAAGGTTAATACGCCGATATCATTAACCTTATACGCCTGCAATTCGATATGATCTCTAATCTTCACCGTAGTCCGCTTCGGAGCAACACCCTGGTGGTGGCGATCAATGTATTGATAAACTATCGTCTTCGCCACTTCCATCACGACTTCTTCGTGTTTGAACCACCCGACGAATTTCCCGCGAGACAACAAAATATATCCACGAACTGTCTTACTCATCAGACACCTGCAAATTATCGTACGTGCTCTTATTCATGAAAACCCACGTCATGAAAGTACATCCCTTGCGCTTGCAACAGAACTGTACCTTGATCTCGTCTCTGTTCCCTGGGATCGATTCTGTGTATCCCGAGAGCACAAAGATGTGCCGTCGTTTCCCTGTCGGCGATAAGGCGCAAAGCTCGCTTTCGAGTATATCGTTGGGGATCATATAGTTGTATGTTATTCCAGACATTCCTGTACCTCACGTTATAGGTATACCAAAGTTGTAGAGGGGTGTTAACCTAGGTGACCAACTTTCCTTTATGACCATTGATCATTGACCAAAATTCAGCATCTTCTGCGGCCACCGTCAGAGTAGACCACGGTCCAGCCCAATCAATCACGTTCCCGTCTGAATCATATCCGCGGGCGCTTTGACCGTCTCCGTAAACGAGCCACTCTTGTTCAAATACTTTCGCCAATTTCTTACTAAGTTCGAACAATGACACCCCAGACCTCTCTTGATCGGGACGAGGTAGGTCGTAAACCAAAATGGAATCTTCTATCGTTGTGACGCCATCTTCTGTACCGCCGCTCCCAGGCATCCGGATATATGAGAAACCAGCAGTGTCATAAACCTGCTTCATCCTCGACAAGTTCCTGTTGTTTTCTTTCCTCGATCTCCCTCCTCTCGCCGCGGAGATCATCACAAACGGAACACCATTCTTCTCAATATGGTCTTTAACCCTGTTGAAGCTAGTTTCGTTTAGAGTCTGTTCGACTAGAACCTTTATGTCTTTTCTCTCTAGTTTTCTCATTTTTGGTCATCTTCCTTATAACAGTCGCAAACAAAATCAGTAGCGCGGCGAACATAATTGAACTAACTGCTGATGTCACCCATCTCGTTACCCGACAATCAATACGTAGGCTACAAAAGCAAAGAACAAGACGCCAATAACAGAGGCAATAAACATCGCCACGGCGCGCAGTATCTTATCTCGGTCACTCTTTCTCACCTACGATAATTAGCCTTATCTGGTATTACATGCCGCACACCACCAGTAGGATCTTCCACATCGCCGTCGTATCTGGGAATGAGATGGACGTGGAGGTGCGGTATTGTCTGCCCAGCGGCAACGCCCTCGTTGATCCCAATATTGAATCCTTGTGGTTGATGTGTCAACAGTAATTCCGCACGCGCTTCATCAATGAGCAGCATAATCGAATGCCGTTCTTCGTCTGTCGCTTCAGACCACGAGGCAATATGTCGGAATGGGATGATCAGGGTGTGACCTGGTGTCACGGGGAATCCATCGCGGATAACGTACGCATGCGTATTCGTCCTGATAGTCCTGTCCTTCATCGCCTCTTCGTTGCAGAACAAACACATTACTTGCCCTCCAGATGTTCAATACGCTTTTCCAGAAGCAACATCCAGACCTTATGCGCTTCTCGCATCGCTATTGCCGTTGACCAATCATATGTATTTACATCCTCAAACTTCTTATGCCCGTCCATGATGTTGTCGAAGTAGTCACCATAGTACACAATAAAGGTACTATCTGGCCATGCCTCTTTGAGCATCTCTACTACTTGTCTCTGCACTTTTGATTCATGTTCTGGCGGTAAACATCCATTCGGTCGACCCAGTTGAACAAAATATACCTTCCCTGGATATGCTTCGAACTCGTGAATACCAGAGATATATTTTTGTAGACTATCCACACTTGCTCCAAACACAGGCCGTGCATGTGATACACCCGTCGGAATGGATCAAACTGTTCTCCGCTCCGCACGACGGGCACTTCTTGCCGCCGTTCACCTTAGTCCCATTGGGGATGAACTTCTTGAGCGTACGCGCCACGACCTTGCTGAAGCTAGTGAAGTCGTTATCCGTATCCTTCTGTAACTGCTCGACGATGTCGGCCACGGCTGCTCCCTGACGGAGCGACAACGACATCATACGTGTCATCACCGCGTTGTTCGGATTATCGAACACATCAACGATATCCTTCACAACCAACTCGTCATCGTCATAGCCCAGGTAAAGGTCGTAGAGGTTTGGCATTGTTTTCCTTGCTCTCTTCGTAATCCTACCACGGGTGAACTTCTTTGGTAACTCGATCTTACTGGCTCGGCCAGCGAACACCTCGTATGGCCTACCATCCATCACACCGACCAACACAACCCAACCCTCGCCCTTGATCGTCGGACGGTGAATTTCACACTCAAGCTCTTGTGGGCGAGGTGGACCCTCCCTCTCGGTGAAGGCGGCATCGTTGCTGATCAACACACCTTCGCGACTTCCATCAACATAGACCGTGATCCCCTTGAGCCCCAGCTTCCACCCAAGCATATATAGCTCAGCAACCACGTCTTCAGATGTCCCCTTGGGGAGGTTGATTGTAGACGAAATAGAATGGTCCACGTTCTTCTGAATGGTGGCTTGGAGACGGACGCGGTTCTTCCAGTCGATGTCGTCACTCGTCACAAAAAACGACGGTATTTCAGTCTCACCTGTCGTATTCAGGTACTCCTCGACATTGTGGTGCCGTACATCAAAGTGTATCCATTTTTCACCATTTTCATCAATAGAATCTGGTACTATGTCGGCCTCGTCGTGTGATAACTTACGCCGTCGAGTATACCCATTTCGGAACACGGGTTCGATACCAGAACTGGTCCGAGACACGATCGAAACTGACCCCGTAGGCGCATTTGTCAGCATCGAGATATTCCTTCGACCGTGTGTTGCCATCAACTCTCGAATCTCGCTCGGAAGTCGCAAAATATATTCGTTTTCCTTCTCCGTATCCCAATCAAATGCTGGGAACATGCCGCGTTCATCTGCAAGCTTCACGCTTGTCAAATACACCTCGTTGCGCAGAATTGAGTAAATGTCCTCGCAAACATCATTAGCCTCATCAGAGTCATATCTGATACCCATCTTGGCGAGGGCGTCCGCAAGCCCGTGAGTACCAATACCAACTCGTCGACCACGCTTGCAAATGTCCCTCATCGTATACCAGATCTGTCGCTCATTCTCGTCATCGATTGCGTCGATAATGTTGTCAATCTTCTCAAGCTCCAAGTCGATCAAATCATCGGCCAAACGAGTAGCGACATATGCAACGTCACGGAACCTGTCATAGTTAAACAGCGCAGCAGACGTGAATGCGTCGTCAACAAGATTCCTAAGATTGATGGAAATCAAGCGGCATGAATCACCATTGGACAATGGGACCTCGCCGCAAGGATTCGTCGTCACCGTCCTAAATTCATCATAGCTGTGTGCTGGAAGGTTCTTCGTGATATTGTCCCACATCAACACCCCAGGTTCGCCATGATACGTGGCATTGTACGCAATCTTGTGCCACAGATCGCACGCATCGATCTCGCGTGTGTACGTCGGGGCATCACTGTCCACGGGGAACTGTAGCATAAATTTTTCTTTGTTCTCCACAGCCCGCATGAAGTCGTCCGACACACGAACCGACATGTTCGCACCAGTAGCCTTCTTCAGGTCATCCTTCATCCCCACAAAGTTCTCGATATCGGGATGGCGCACGTCCATTGAAATCATCTCAGCGCCACGGCGACCATTCTGTCCAACCTTACCAGCGATGAATGCGAAATACTCGGCAAAACTCCACGCTCCGCTGGATGTGCGGGCTGCATTGTTGACGCCAGCCCCATCATATCGCAGGGTAGACAAGTCAATGCCGACGCCGCAGCGCCGCTTGAACAGGTTCGCCATCTTCAGACCAGACTGGAATATTCCCGTCATACTGTCTTCTGGCGAATCGATCACGACACAGTTGGAAGTTGAGGACAGAACAAAATCGTTCCCGATGGCATACATCGGAGACCCCTGCGGCACGATATAATCGAACCGCTTTAGGTATTCATAAATTTCCTCTTCAGACAGCGGATTATCATAGTTGCGCTCAATCCTGGCGAACTCTTTTGCTAAGCGACGATGCATATCGTCTGGCGTCAACTCATAAAAGTTGTCCTCTTTATCCCGTAGCGCATATTTGGTGGTGAATACGTTCTCGGCCAAATAGTCCCCATTAAAATACTCAAGCGTTGCCTCAGATACTTCCTTTTCTGTATACGTCTTCATTCGCCTTTTCCTTGCTGTTGTTTCTTTTGTTCCTTGTAGAGTTTCTTTGCCGACTTCAGAGCAACCTCTTGCTCTTGGCGAGTCACCTCTTCTGGAGTCTCTTCTAGCGCTTCCAACACATCAATTCTGGCAATGCTAGTATCAATATGCAGTGGGAATATCTGTCCATCTGGTCCGAATCTCGACTTACACACATACATCTTACCAGTGTTGTTGCGCCTATCTTCCATCGTCCTGGACATTGTTGCCACGAAATCACAGCTGTGTGTCTTCGAAAAACTTTCAGCAATATGATCCATAGTGAGTTCGCTAGCGTTCCACCCTGCACGCTGAGACTGTGAAAAGTTGTACAGTGGGCACTTGAATTCTCCAGCGAGGGCTCGTAGTTGCTCTGTAACTAGACCTAGCTCCAAATCATATCGTCGTTTTCCGCTCATATCCATCCTCAACAAATCACCATAGTCAACAATAATCGTACCGACCTCAACATCGCGTCGCTGTAGTTTATCAAGGTGATTTCGCAACGTCTGGACAGAAGCCATACGAGGCGGGTAATATTTGATGAACAGTCGACTGTCCAAGTCCTGAATCCTGGTGTAAACGTCATCCTTTTGTTTATATAGATCGTTCAGCGGAATGCCCGTGATACATGAATCATAACGCTTACCAACAGCTTCCTCGCTCAACTCCAAAGAAAAGTGTACAACGTTCCTGTTATCAAGAAGACCAGCGGCACCAAGCTGGGTAGCCAGGAACGACTTGCCAGCACCAGACGCACCGATAAACATCGCCATCTCTCCAGCACCAAACCCGCCCTGAGTAATGTTATCAATAAACTTCCATCCAGTCGATACAGGGTTGCGCGTCTTAATCAGATACCGCTGTTCAAAGTCAAGCAGATAGTCATATCCCAGGTCGGTATCGGAACCAAGCTTCAACGCCTCTCGAATCACTCCCTCGATCTGATCATACGAAGAGCTTTGAACTAGTTGTACCGCCTGAAGCATTGCCTTCTTGATGTTCTGCCGCTTACAGAAATCAAGTGCGACTTCTTTAATATATACAGCGTCCTTGATGTCCTGATCTTCGGAGATCCGCTTCACATAGAACTTCTTTAGTCTTTCTATAATGATCTCTTTTTCCTCGGCGAACTCAGTGTTGATAATACTACCCATCACCTCTTTCGTCGGGTGAGTATTGTACTTATCGCGGTATTCATATACCTTCTTCGCAAACATTCGCAGGTGCGCCGACTCTAAGAAATCATATTCCAGTACCTCACCAATTTGATCAGCAAACTGCCGATCAAATAAGATCAGACTTACAAGCTTTTCTTGAAAGGGTCTTCCATAGGTATGGAAACCCGTAGGCTCCTCTGTTTGGGACACTCGTTATTCTCCTATATGTTGTTTATACGTTAGCTCAAACCGTCGCGCCTGTTAGCCACAATTTTGCTAAATGCAGTGTAAAGGCTATTCCAACTATAAGAGACAAAGCCCAACTCCATCGCCTTACGAATGAATTCAGTCTTGCTCCAGAATGGAACGAACTGATCGATGGTCGAATCAATGTGCTGTTGAGTCTGTATTGAAATATTCGGATGGTACAACTGCATAACGCTATAATTAGTGCGCAGCAGGGCGGCTTGTTCCGAAATTCTGCGGATTGTTGCCAAAACTTTCTTCGGATTCTGTTCTACCTGTTCCTTACAGTCAGATATCACATGATCCAGTAAATATGTCTTCTTTTCGGCCAAATATGGGAACCTCTTCGCCACAGTGGGCAACCCCATTCCCTTGATTCCTGGAAGGTTGTCGGACTTGTCGCCAGCAATGGACCTGGCCACCGCAAAGTTACACGGATGGATACCGTGTTCTTCCAAGATCATATTCTGGTTATACACTTTGTCCTGAATCGGGCGATAGATCACGGTCGTGTCATCGGCCAGCTGGAAGAAGTCTTTGTCGCTAGATACGATCACCTTCTGCCAGTCCGAGAACTTCTCTGATTGGACCAGATGACCGATCACGTCATCGGCCTCAACACGTTCGTACATCAGTTGGATTATTGGCATCAGGTTCAAAATTTCAAACAACCTGATCTGCTGCCAGATCTTGTTTTCAAGCTCGTCATCCTCTGATTCGAACTGAATATCGTGGTTGAGGCGCAACGGCTTCCTACCGTCCTTGTAGGACTTCACAGCCTCCTTTTTACGGGCACTGCCGCCTTCGCCATCCCAAGCAATCACGACCATGTCTGGATTGCTCAACCTGATGATCTTCTGAAGAGACTTCAGCGACCCAACGATTCCACCGATTGGCGTACCGTTCAGGTCTAAGCTCGGATTGACTACAAAATTCCTTAGAAACAAGGCATTTAGAGCATCTACAATTACTAACCTTTTCATGTTATAGTTTCATTTTCCGTATTTCACCGTTATTCGTGCTGTAATACACATACTTGATTCCAACAAACGACATCGCAGCCTCACACATCGGACACGGCTTTGACATTCGTAGACCACCCTCCCTGTCAACGCGGACCACATAAACCGTGGCCCCTTCCGTCATCGCCCTCGGGATACCAAGAACAACAGACAACTCAGCGTGACGGCGGGCGTGCGCCCCGCGGCTCATATCTGTCATAAACCTATCGCCAAACTGACAATAACCAGCATCATTTGCTGAAATGTTGATGATACTGGCCCTTCTGATCAAGACAGCCCCATGTCGATGGGTGCTGTAGTCAGAAGTCTTGGCGACTTCAGCCGCCAACCGAACTAGCTTACCATGGCGCTTGGACATCTTCACTGCACGGCTCATTTTTATAACCCTCCACAATTGTAGCTATTTGTTTCGGGGTAACTGTACCATAACCCCAATCGCGATTCAAGTAAAAAATTTCATAAGTTCCGAATTCTTCACTATATTTTGTCACAATTGCAATTGGAAGTTTCATACTAACAATATCCTCGTATACATTCTTAGCGTATGCTTTTGCCCAATAATAGTCGTACACCACAATGGAGCCGACTTCTCTATTCCCCTTCACCGCTACCCTCTACTTCTTCTTCGGTATCATCGTCGTAGAAATTACTGGCGTCGCCTTCTTTTGTCTCAAACTTCAAGATCACTTCCTCGTCCATCAGGTCCATGATCCGATCTCGGAACTTCTCATTCTTCATCTTCTCCAGCCACCCTGCGCGCTGGAACTTCTCCGTGGTTCCGTCAGCATACATCAGCGTATTCCACTGACCCATCTTCAAATAAGGCGAAGACTTCACGGCATCAAGCAAACTAAGATCATCTTGAATACCAATCTCTTCACTTCCCCAAATGATATTGAAATTACAGAAACGCCCCTCGGTGCCAAACCTCGACTTCTTCAGCGTACACTTCAGTTCGTTCCCGACCTTATATCCTTTTTCATCGAAGATAAAGCTGGACTTTGCCTTGCGTCTGGTAAGCCAGATTCGCAGCGAGTAGTTGTACGCTGTCGCCTTGCCACCACTGACAACCCACGGCTCAGCCAGACGATCCCACTTGTTATCTGTGATGTTCGTCTTCAGCTGTCCTGTGATTACTAGGGTTGAGTTTGTATTGGCGATGGGCGTGTTCAGCTTTTGCAGCCCAAGTGACATCACGCGGGCCTTGAGGCCAACCTTCGAGTTCGGGTTGAATCCCGCCTCAATATCAGCCTTACATGGGCAGTTCCCGAGAGAGTCCAAAACAAATACCATATCATTTTGTTGCTTCATCAACATTTCAATGGTTTCAAGAACAAACTCAACGCTGGTAGCCTGAACCCATATCAAGCTATCGACATCAACACCAAGCTTGGTCAGGAACGATGCATCGGTCGCCGTCTCTGAATCAAACAGAACGGCGGTCTTGCCCATTCTCTGAGCATTGGCGATGATCTGAGCGGCCATGTAGCTCTTTCCACTCGACTCAACACCAGCAATCTCAGTGATTCGTCCAACTGGAATACCCGCAAGGATTCCCTTACAAATGATGCTGTCGAGCCATCTAGAACCAGTCGGAATCCACTCGTGGATTGCGGTTGGACTATCGTCCTTTGTGAGATTGAATGCTACAGTTGTACCAGCACTCTTATTCACGATGTTCCGAAGCTTACCGACATCAATCTTTCCTGGTTTTGTCATATTTTTCCTTTGTTATCGCGGGTGGACGATCGGGGACCAACGGTCCAGGGTTTCCCTATGCATTTATATCTGATACCGATCATCCACCCGCTTGTTGTCAGAGAGGGTGTTCTAGAAGGAAGGTGGTCAACGCAAGATGAACACCCTCTCCTCGTCCTACTCCTTGTCCTTCATCAGGTCGTCGAAAGCCTTGTCGATGTCCTTACCATCGGCCTTCTTGTCAGGCTTCTTCTCGTCGTCGTCCTTGCCGTACTTCTCGGTACCGCTGGCATCCGACGAATCATCGTCGTCTTCGTCATCGTCCGCCATGTAGGCGTCCAGAGCCTCCTGAACCTCCTCGGTGGTCTTCCGATCGAACACGTCATCCAGCGAAGGCTGAGTGTCGATTAGTTCGGCGATCTTGTCGGGGCTCAGTTCCTCCGAGAACGGAGTCACCACGGGACGCAGATCGAAATCGATGGTCGGATACTTCTTACCAGTATCCTGCTTCTTCGAGATCTTGATATCTCGACCGTTATCCAGATCGGTGAAGTCGCCGTAGTCCTCGTCGAGGGCCTTCTCCATCAACTTCTTATAGATGGTCTCGGAATAACCCCACAGACGGACGCCCGCATCCTCTTCGCCGCGGACAATGACCCTGGAATAGAACCGCTGCGTTGCGAACAGCTTCTTCGCAACCTTCTTCGACTCATCAGTGCCCTCGCGCCACAGCTTACTGGCGAACTCACAGATCGGGCACTCCTCGTTGAAGTTCCGCTTCGGGCACACCAATCCACCGAAGTCGACGACATCGTAGTGGAAATGACGATCCCTGAACGGATCTTCCTCGGGGTCAGGGAGGATGCGCAGTTGCATGCCATCCTTGATCTTGAGGACCACCCCGCTACTTCCGCGCTTAGTGTCCTCTAGACGCTTCTTCAGTTTGTCAAAATTAATTCCCATCGTTGCTTCCTTCCTCCGCCTTGCGCGGATTGCTAAATGAGTCTAGGTTCTTTATACCCTTACCTTTGTCTTCTGTTAATCGTTCGACCTTTTTTTCTTTGACCTCTCCGATAACAGTCTTCCAATTAAAGATACGGAAGTTCTCTGCCTGTACGTCGTACACCAGTTCCATACCCTCTCCCAGCGTTCGCTGTGTCTTCCGCGAATTCCCCTTGAGCTTGTGCGCAAGGAACTGGACTGGCAGATCCTTCAGCCGAACGAACTCCATGTTTCGCTCGTTTCCGTCAGTCTTTTTGAACTTTCCTTCGTAAACAGTAAACATCAAATTTCCTCTCCTTCGAAGTTTATCTTCTTTCCATCCTTCACAAAATGGAACGTTATTTTCCCATATAACCGCCGCAACCGCCGACCACACTCCTCGCAATACACGTCGCAAGACTGTGCTTCGGGCCACGACATTAGTTCTTCTTGCGTTGTTTTACACTCATCACAATAATATTCATACAGTGGCATTTTAACCTCTTATACGGTTTGAGGCAGTCGAGAGTAAGCAACACAATATCCGACATCGTATTCCTGTTCTGAGGTGTGTACTAGATACGAAACTTTCCAATTCTCTACCTCTTGCCGCTCCTTCATCCTGTCCTTTACTTTATTCAAGATTGAGAGGTTTGTTAACGACTTTTTCCCAAAAACATAGTAGTATTCAATTTCCCTAACATTTTCAATAGGGTAGAAGAATCTTTCTTTTCCAGCGCTCATGTCGACAATACCAAACGATGCGATCCTGGATGTTTTATATGGTGTTTGGCGGGCGCCCTGAATCGCCTTTGTGTTCTTGGACACGTTGATTGAATGAATCGTAGCGACCAATAGTTCATTCAATTTATCGTAGTGGTTCAACATGGTGATATTGTCACTTCCGATGATAGACTCCATTGCCTTGTTGAAAGTGAGATATAGACACCGAAATACTCCTGAGCGGGCGTACTCCTGGAACACGCCCATCACGGTCCTGTCCTGTAAGTATCCAACTTGCCCAGCCAGGGACACATCTGGTCGTATGTACAGGATATCAAGGGTGGCGTGACGAATGTGCCACAGGATCTTCAACGACGCACCAGAAATTTTCCCCGTCCCGCCGACCACGAACAACACTTCATCGCCCTTCTTAATGCCTTTGAAAAAGCTGGACATATCTGGGACTGATTCTTCATATTCTTCTGGCGAGTTCCGCTTCGGCATGGAAAACACGTGTTTGCCTTTTTCTTTCTTTATGCCCTCGTCGATCTTATAGATCGTGTATTGTGGGTACTTCGAAAAGCCGTCCGCAATATTACAACCAGCCGAACCTAATCCGATAATGTTCATTTTAACCCTTTCAACCATTCCAAGAGAAAAACCAGAAAAACTAATCCACCTATAACACACGACCACATACCCAAACTGAACCAAAAACTTAATCCAATTCGTTGCAGCCAATCCTCATCGTGATTATTCACGCAATCTTCCTCATGTTCCCATAGTCGTGACCAGCACTGACGCCAGCCATAAATCTACCAAACGGTGTATCCTCAAAGATACGTACCAGTTCTGGTATGATGTATTTTTCTTCATCTACGATATCCAACACTATCGAGTCGTGGACGCCAAATGCGATGTAGCTCTTCATCCCCCTGAGCCTATCGTATACCCTAATCAGCTGTCTCAAAAAGATGCTCGCAGCGGTCGACTGAATAATGTAGTTCAGGGCATGATGCTGGTCTACGTTTTCAATAACAAAGCCGAACTCGTTCTCAACACGGTGACCATCCCAATACTTGAGCACCACACCTTCTCTATCATAGTACCTTTCGGCCAATTTGTTATCCGCTTTCGGATTAAAGAGCCAAGCAAACGCCTCTTTCTTCAGTTCTCCGCGGTCTGTGATACCCTTGAAAATCCGCTCCCCATTCCACCTGTGAATATCGATATCAGGCTGTGTTGCACCGCTGAGATGTAGCAACACACGATACTCCATCGCGTTGAAGTCCATCTCTACCAACCAATCGTTGTTGGGGCGCAAGATAGAGTGAAACCTCTTGTCCAGGTTCAGGATAGGGAACCCGTTCTTATATAGCCCAAGCCTGCCAGTTTTGGCCGCAAACAGGTTATATTTGATGTACGGGCTCTTCTTCTGTAATTCCCTCCAGCGCGCAGACAATCTCGGATCGATGAACTCTGGGATGGCCTGAGACAAATTCAGGCTACGATGCGAGATGTCATCAATTATCTCGGAAACACCCACCAGAAACTCGTAGTCGTTCGGCTTCGGGGTCGTATCAAGAACGTGGTTCACGATTTTTTCTTGTACTCCGCAATAGTCCAACATGAACCTGGTTGGAACCAAATCTACCAAACAATTGTCTGTAACCGATATCTTTGCTGTTTTCAGAGATTTCTGAATCGCTTTCATGCGTTGAACTTGTTCTTTGTATTCGCCGACTAACGACGGGGGTGCTGCTTCCCGAAGAGACAATCCCCGAGAGTACAGCTTAGCGTATTCCACTTCTCTATCCCGTAGAAGAGGATGATAATCCCATGATCGATGCTTTGTTGCAGGAATCTCTTCGTCGTATATTTCACCGTCGTAATAGAAACCACAGCCTTTGTTTTCATTGAGGATAATGATCGCCACATATCACCTAATACTCGAACGATGTTTCTTGTGACCCACGATCCTCTCGGAGCTTCTTTTGCAGATAACTAATCGCGGAAGCCCTATCGATGAGCTTATCACGCGATTCCGTTATGCGCGCAATCGTATCAAACGTGTCTTGATCCCATGACCTGTTGGTCTCTCGGGCCTTGATGTATACATAGACCCTCCACCAATTATTGAAATCATCTGAATCATCGACACGCTTGACCTTCTCTGTGGTCACAGTATCGTTCTGTATATGGTGTACCACGAGACACGGTTCTCTGTTAAGAAAATCTTTGTACATGCCGACGAATGTCTCACGTAGCAAATCCATGTCGTGTTCCATAACATACGAATATCTATTGGAAAATACCTCATTCAGCGTCGATAACCTTCGACCTGCCAAATACGGCTTGAGTCCAGGAGATGTGAGATCTGCGACGAGCCGCCAAGGTGCGTTCTTGTCCAAAACAAACCCGTACCTCTTCGCAACCTCCGCAAACAATTCATAGTTCGCATCCTCCAGATACTTCACAACCTTGTTTCGATCGTTCCCGTGCTTGTCCTTCGATAGCTCAATCATCAACCCAGAGCACAGCGGTGAACACAGGTTCGACCCAACAAACCCAGAATACGTCATCGCCCTGGACGGTGTGATCTTTCGCACCAGGTCGAACACAACGTTTAGAAAGCCACCGAAATTGACAATCCTTTGATCTCGGTCGCGTGACAAAAACGCGTTACTTAGGATCAACCTATAGAGACTTTGTATCCATGCATCGTATGGAACGTCTGAGTCATACCACCCCTTGACCGCTTGCATGTTGTAATAAACGCTCGCTTCGGATGCGCTCGTCACATGAAGCGTTCGTTTAAGATAGCGCCAATATTCCCACATGTCTTTATATGCATCGGCTACAAAGTCCAATGCAAATACCGCACTGTCAGTTCCATGTAGTGCTTTTATTTTCTCTTTTATCGGGATGATCGTGAACCCCTTGTCGTCGATCCTGCCATACTGGACCTTGTCGTACCACATGTCGACTGGAGGCGGGGCGTCCAGGTTCAGGTGAGACGTGTCTGCATAGAGATTGCGATGTTCAAAGGTGAACAATGACTTAGTATTATTAGTTGCTTTCGGAATTTCTCTTCCTGGCATTACTTCGGCATCTCCGATATTGATGTATCACCGATTGCATCGTTGATCACATCACCAAAGCCGCTCAGAGGTCCGCCAACGCTAAATGCTTCTGGGGCGCCTGTGGACTCCTCTGCCTGAGCCTGGGCAATATCTCTCTCTGGAACACCGCTGGCTTCCCAGATACATTCCATCTCAGTATCAAACTTACCTGGGCTGATGGTGGACATCGTCTTCACAATAACGTAATACCCTCCAAGATTTAACCGAGATGCTACAGAATTTTGGTCTTCCATCCGTCCAGCACCAATGGAGGTCGGATCAATATAACACATCATTCCTGGGCGGTAGAGCATGTTCCCAAACAGCATTATGTCTGCATTATACTTTTCTCGTAGTAGCGCACCTGGGCCAGAACCGCCTTCCTTGAATAAGTTTGCCTCTCTGAGATATTGTTGTTCGACTCGCTTGAACGTGATTTTCTTTACAAGTCCTCGATCAGACCCGAGTCGGAACCATGAAATCCCGCGTTGCGAATCATCTTCCTCTGCATTTCCGCCCGTCGCATCCAACATACCTGGAATTCGTGAAATAACATAGAGCGTAAAATAATTGGCGTGTTCGAATTCGGCGTACTCTTCACCAGTCGGGAAAACGCGCAGCGACTCCATGCCCCACGTTCGTTTGTTACCGAACAACTCATTTTGCGCCTGGCCAGTAAGACGATCAGTCCCGTCTTCATTAAGCGGGGCGGCGATAATATCCTCACCAACAGAGAGCGCCTGCCTGATCGTCTCTTCTCCGAAACACTCTGGGGCCAACGCCTCGCCGATCAGATTATCGATTGTATCTTTGATGAATAGTTTGAGCGGGTATTGTTCCCTCTGTGGTTTGATGATTGTGTTGAGGAACCATACCATAAACCAGTCTACAGAAATCGCAATATCGCTCAGGTTTATTGGGGTCGAATCATATCCACCAGTGAACGGATCGATATTTGACAACGACCCGACAATGAATCGTATCTCGTTTTTCTCCTCAACCGTGGTGAGCTTGGAGCGGACAATTTCAAGAGCGGCCTCCAACAAGTCACCATAGTAGAAATACGAAATCCGCAAGGTACCAGCTTTTTCCCTCTCGGCGTTCATGAGGTTCTTTTCAAGATTGTCGAGACACTTATCTACTCCGCGCCTCTTACCGTCTTGATTTTTTCTCCCTAAACACCCAGCGAAATCTTCTCCGAACCCACCTACCATATCCTCCACCGTATCGTGGGCCAATAGATTTCCTCCGTTTAACTGTTCCGAAATCGACTTATATGTATCAAAATATCCAAAATCCTCTTGTTCTTCCGTCCCGTGTCCAATTATACGATTCTCATATTTTCCCTCTCCAGCATACACTCGCTCATATTTTTTTCTTGTCTCTGCGGTATCAAACGACGCATCTTGGCGCTTCTTTTTAAGGTATCCTATTTGTTCATCTTCAACATCAACGTAAAACAGTCTTCCCTCTTGCAAAATCTTCCCAATCAGCTGTTGATAAATGATCGCCTTGTCTTTTCTTCGTTCTCGTTCTATTGCTTCCGCTTCCTTCTCGACGCTATTCTTCTTCCAGTTTCCGTGTATTTTTAGAGCCTTATCCACGATAAGGCCCGGAACTCCAGCCGCGCGGATATCAACATCTTTGCCAAAAACCTTTCTAGTCTTCCTGGTATATCCTTTGGCAACCTCACCGTCCTCCCCAATAAAATCTAAAATCTGCTCTTTGGCACATCGTTTGTTTTCTTCACCAGCCACCTCATCCAGAGCAATCTCAAGAACGTCTGCGCCATATCGATTGGTGTCGTTCAGCGACTGTTCAACCGACGCAACGAAATCTAGACTAACCTCAATAGTACCATCTTGACGAAAGTCCAGATTGTGCGTTGTGAGGTTGAGGTTCATCACCATCGTACTCTTGCGAATTGCTTCGGCAATATGCTCATTTGATTTGTTCCAGATCTTGCCTCTCGGGGAAGCATATCCGACTACTGCCTTGATCCGAAAATACTCTGAATTGTACGTCTTTACGCACGCCCGATCATCAACAAACTCGGGCTGTGGACTGATGATGTCCATGAAAGAAATAGCATTTCCTGCGGAGTCGGCCTGAATACGAGACATATCCTGCATGGTCTGAAAATGAACCACCATCTTGGCCTTGATGATATGGTCTACCTCTCCAGGATGAGCACCCGCGAACTCCCAATAGAATTCCTTCAACCCCATTCCGAACCCGCGACCAGTGCGAGTAGATGTAATCGACTCCACAGACTGCGCATCCATGTGATCGTCGAATTTTAGTTCCACCTGTTTAGACGGCACGCCGTTCTCATAAAATACCTTGTATATTCGAACACGAGCGATGAGACTCGACAATAATTCTGGTGGGATGTCCATAAGACTCTGCAATTCTGGAACCGCTGTCATCTTCCCGACCATCTCTATCGGATGGAACTCGTCCATCTGCACAAAATTATTGTAGGTATGGTCGCGGTTGTATTGCGCAAACAACGTCCAGAAGCTCGCAAGAAAGCACTGCATCTGGAAACGACGCTCGGCGTACGCGTCTTCCTTGCCCTTTATTACATCGCCCGTCTTCTCTGTGTCGCCCATCTTAGCCCTTCATGAATCTGAGCACTCGGTGTAATGGGAATGGAATCTTGATCACCTGCCCATATGAAAGCATCGATTCGGTCGGTCGCTGGTTGTACCAAGCGATGACCCACCAGTAGTTAGGGTCATCATAATACTTAGTTGCCAGCTTGTAATATCTGTCTCCAGTTTCCCATGTGTGCGACAGGTTTTCAAGGGTGCGAACTTGCTCCGCGGTTGGGTGTTGTAGCTCTGGTGTCACATATTGACGCACGCTGTCGATTCCACGGTCCTCAAACAAAGGCCCGTAAACCTCTTCGTCGTTTACCGCGATTTTTCTGCCGTCGTATCGTGAAACCATTCTTATCCTCCAAGTTTCGTGTAGCCACCAGTAGGCGAGGCAAACAGCACATCGTCCTCTGCTGCCTCTGTTTGCTCATCTGTGTTCTCTGCTGGTGTTGGGACAACGTTCACTGGTGAAGAAATATCGTCCTCGCCATACGGGAACCCTGCCGTACGTTTGTTCCCTGCGGAATCGAACCCTAACGGGTGAGAATGCTTCACCGTAAACGAACAACTAACCTCGATCACCTTCGGGTAAATTAGTCCTGGTCCCAACTGGAACATCCCTGCGTCCAGATCTGGGGTGTATGTGAACCCGTCCATTTTTCCCAACAGACCAGATTCTGATGCTGGTGCCATGAGATTTTTCTTCCCGCTTCCAACATCGAAAATCAGGTTTGCGAACCTGAGCTTAATCAGCGGTGGGGCAGCGAGACTAGACGCCCCGTGCCCGTCATATACTGGATACAGGATAGACGCCAGGTCTGCACACCTCTGTAAGTTTGTTTGTGACTCTTCGTCGGACGCAGCAATCACTGCCCAACCCAAGCTGATCACACGTACTGTCTTCTGGAAGGTGGCTGGGTCATCCATTCGGCCATATACATCCTCTTCGTTCCACGTCGAGGTAAATGCCTCACTGTAGCTCGTCAAAAACGCCTTGAATTCGACGTTACGGCCCGTCGGGACGTGGTAGAAGTCGAGGAACAGTTTTTGACGGTTCGCAAGGTCGTCCGTTGGGTCTCCGTCATATCCGTAAAATGGCTTTTTCGGTGTCGTCATGTCTTCTCCCCTAGCTCTTTGCTAGGTTATACTCGTCGTCGATAACCTTAACGGTTGCTCTTCCTAGTTCGCGCTCGTGGATCTTCAGAACCACGTCGCGTTTCGATTTACCTAGTTCATTACGAACGTTGTTTGTCACTGTATTGGCTATATTGTTCTGTTGGTTTGAAACACTTGCTACAGCTGTGTCGCTGATGCCAGATGATATACCAGACGGGGCACGCATCTTCGGAGTAACCGATGGGGCTCCCGTATCTGCTCCCATATTAGGAGTCACTGCGCGGACCAGCAACCCTGGGAAACCGAATAGCCATGGATGAGCATGTACGAACGAAACGATTTCACGCAACTTATCCATGAACCAATCAATGTTCTGGATAACTTTCCGTATTCCAAGAGCAATCACCCCTATAGGCCCAGCGGCGGCGAGGAGAATGTCCGTCCAATTCATAAACCCGTTCGTCCAGTCCTCAATATGCGTGGCCAGAAGGACACCGACGCCGATAAACACTGCCAGAGCAGCGACAATCAACAGGATCGGTGCCAAAAGCGCCCATGTTGCTCCAGCGGCAGACGCAGTCGCTACCGTGTAACCTTCTGTCACGGTAGTACCCGTCATCATCGCGGCAGTTTCGGTTGTGATCGCTGAGCCGCTTTTCATTGTCAGCGCGATAAATAACGTTTTTACTGTGTTGAATGCACTGACCGCGGCAGTCCAACCGATCTGAAGGACTTTAGCAAATTGCATTAATGTATTCCAAGCGGCGGTGGTGCGATAAGCTATGGCCATAACCGTAGTGAGTACAAGCAAGATGGGAACAAGGGTGCCACCCATTGCGTCATTAATGTCCAAAACTACGTCCAAAACCCAACGAAGAGCATTCAAGAGGGGTAACACTGCAATAGCAAACTCTTGCATAACAGCCTTCATTTTGTCCATCGCGGCAGTTGAGCGATCCTGAGCCTCTTTGATTTCTTCTTGTGTCTTGGAATATTGTTCAAACTCGGTCTGATGCATGCCGAACAGCTTTGCGGCCTCATTCATATCCGAAATTCCAGCGGCATTAGCGATAGCCATACGCTCGAATCGATTCATCGCACTCCACTGTTTACCAGACAATGCCAGTGAGTCACGCAGCATTTGAATGCGCTCTGATTCGGTTGCTTCTAGCAGTTGAATGGAGTTGAGCAGATCACCACCCAAGAGGGCGTTCAATTTTCCCGCAGCTTCGGCAGCACCTTCGAACGTATCAAACTGAGATGCTAGATCGATGAGTGTACCGATTTCTACGTTCAACCCGCGAGATTGAATGGCAAGTTCCTTGAAGATACCCGTCATATCTCGACCGTGCTGAGATAACTGCGGCACGGCAGCATTAAATGCGGACATCATTTCCGATGGTGGCGCCCCAATTGCCAACGAAAGTTCCATCATTTCGCGCGACATTCGTGCAGCCTCATCGGCGTTCATCCCCAGGACATTATGTAGCAAAGAAAGCTGAGTCGCTGCATCATCGGTGGAAACCCCCAATGAAACCATTTCGTTCGCAGCTTGAGCCATCACATCCTGAGCGTCGCGCGTTAGATCGCGGAAATCTGACATCTGTGTATGCATCGCCTGGAATATCTGTGCGTTATCGTCGATGCTGATTCCGAATCGTTTGTTTGCTCTGAACGAATCCATCGCCTGACGGTCGTATGCACCAGCAGCACCCGTCATCTTGTTCAACGAAGAAAAGGCATTATCCGCTTCCATCACCATCATCGCAGTAGATTCCTGAACCTTCATGATGGTCGAACCAAGCATGTTGGCTGGCTGAATTGTATCCTGGAATGCTTTTTGGATTGCGGCGGCGCCGTGCTCGCCCGCTCCTACGAACCCGCCCCAGACCGAATTCTCCCAAGCATCACTGATACCAGTGGTTGTTTGGAACAGGGACTTGGTGGTTCCTTCTAATTTTCGGGCGATTTCAAGGTCGCGCTCTTTATTAGCAAGAATTTTCTGTTGTCTCAAGACTTCATCCTTGGACATATTCTCGAAACGACGCTTATACTCTAGTTGCTGTCTTTCCATCTCCAGGGTTTTGTCTTGAATCTGGAGATACAATTCGGCGCGGGCATAGACTTCCGCGGCGACGGCTTCCTGCTTCTTTAACTCGATGATTTCTTGTTTCAGACCCTCGATAATCTTGTCGAGGTATCCCTGGCCACGGCTGAACTGCTCCGCCCAGATTTTCGTTGCGTCGGCAACGTCATCCAGTTTGTCTTTGGTCTTATCCAATTCCTTGTTCGTTTTGGCCGCATTCTCATATGCGTCCCCGAACCAGTCCATTTCAGCCATCTAGTTTATCCCCGCATTGGCCACTTTAATCCAGTCGCGCGCTCGAAGTCGTTTATGGATTTACGAAGAGCATATTTGTTCTTGTAAGTCCGCGGATCATCAAGGCCGTACTTTGCAGCGGTCTGGATATATTGTTTTTCGCCAGCGATTGCTCTCTGAAATGCGTCAATTTCACCACGCGAACCAGAAATCTTCACTGGTACCTTGGCGCCGCCAAAAAGCCTACTCATTATCATTTTCACTCCGCCGCCGAACATCTGCATCCACGACTCATTAATTTGACCCGTACGGGCAGCGCCGAGGTCGATATGAACTTCGGCAAATTCTTGTTCCATCACATACTCCTCCGTAGCTGGTATAATTAGGTTGATTTGGGGTATTTTCGTGGCCTGTAACGGTGTCGCTTGCCCTCATGCACACTTCCCTTTTTAATGTTTTCGGACGCTACCAGTGGTTGAAGATTTTGTAGGTCCCAAACTTTCAAAAAATTGGGGTGCTCTAGACTATCAAAAGGCAAAGCCGCACACGGCACAATATGATCCAAATGCCAGTATGTTCCATGATTGGACCAAGACATTCCATCAACAAACAAAGATTCAAGATGTTCTTTAAGTTCGTCGATAGAAAACGGTAGAAAGTTCAACACCGAACCACCTTTTTGACCACCAGTTCGGCTCAACGCCTTCCAAACCGAACTGGATACACGTCTCCTTAGTCGTACTCGCGGATCTTCACGATGACGCCTCCGACGATATGCGTTAATCCGCTCTTTGCTTTTGTTGCGATATATTTTTGCCTTCTTACTCACTATTTCTTTGTTCTCTTCATAGTACCTTTTGCCAGCTTCTTTTATCTTCTCTTTGTTATTTTCACGGTACTTTTTCTTCTGTTCGTTTACTTTTTCCCGATTCTTTTCACGCCACTCTCTTTTTTTCAGAACTAATCTTTCTCTGTTTTGTAAACGATACTCTCTCAGTTTTTGTTTTTGCCCTCCTTTGTTGTTGTGATAGTCCCGTTTTCTCTGAAGGCTCACACAGCTTATACACTGTGCTACAGGCCCGCCGCCCCTCTTTTTTGACTTTTTATGAAACTCGTCCAGCGACTTTTCTTCGCCACACTTATTACACGTTTTGGTTTGATTCTCGGACATTTGACACCTCCCATTAGGCTATGATATGAGGAGAAGAGTAATCCTACTCAATGGGTTTCGGAAACGGGAGCTACCCGCTGTCCTCCATCCTCATACTAAATAGATCCAATTTTTCTTCTTGACTCTCGGCCATTGCCATGTTATCGTTAAGGTGTTCAATTGGAAAGGAACACCTCAATGAAGACGCGTACATGTAACTGGTGTCACTCCGAAATGCCTGAAAAGGCGACTCATTGCCCTAGCTGTACTCATGCTCCAGTGGACGAACACAACAGCCGATTGGCGTGTATTGGATGTGTCGGGATTATTGGCATTTCCGTCATCATCACGGCGTTTGTGATGCTAATCCATAGTTGTTCTTGATTTCTTCTTGACTCTCGGCGGTCGGTATGCTATCTTGAAAGCACGAATGGAGGGCAGGATGAAGAACATGAGCAACAACGAAATTGCCTTTTGGTCTCAGGGTGGGGATGTGCCGTTGGTGTATAGTGCCGTCGAACAGATGCGGGATCTGGAAGCCATCATGCACGACGAGGCTTCGGGGCCATCCGTCGGCTTCGTGGAGGTCGGCGTTCGTGGCGTGATCAGCGTCGTACAAGACAGCAAGTCTCGGGACGAACTGACCACCATGCTCGACCGTATCCTCGCTGGTGAACGTGTCACCAAGGAGATGGAATAATGCCAGAACTTACCTACGAAAAGCCAGTGGTTCGGTTGACGGGTCAGAACGGAAACGTGTTCGTGATCCTTGGTCTTATATCCAAGGCGATGAAGAAGGCGGGTGCGACCAAGGACGAGGTCGATGAGTTCTTCTCTGAGGCCACCAGCGGCGACTACAACCACTCGATCAGGACCGCCATGCATTACGTGGACGTGGAGTGATCATGTAGGCTTTTTCCCTCCCCCTCCAGCCGCTTCGTTTTCTTCTTTTATCTGTCTCGCCAGTCGCTGCACAAACCACTTGCGCAAACCGATCGGTAGATTATAAGCCTCTATGAAGCTCCAGCCGCCGAAATACTTCAGCGCGAACAGATCCTCATAGACGCTTTTTTCTAGGTAGTTATTATCGAGGCCAAAAGAACTCTGCCGTAATCGGCACATCTACCTCGCTCTCGGCAAAACAACGATCGCACTCCATATTATACTTCATATTGACATTCGGCAACACCTGAGAGTAGATTTTACGCAGATACCGTGTATCCGATGCGGGCATGTTCTCGATCGCCTGCATGATCGTCCTGATCTCGGCGTGACCCGAAACCGATACGATAGCATGTCGGAACTGTTCAACGATCATCGACTCTGGCATCTTGGCCTTGCGCCGCTTCTCGGAAGATTCCACCATCTTCTTTTCGTGATACCCAAACAGCGGCTGGAGTTCGACCTTCCACTGCGTCTTGGGCAACACAATGTAGAATGTGTTTTTTTCTGTTATCTCGACCCCCAACTCTTCGAGTGCAGCATCATACTCCTCTTCGGACTGAAGCTCAAGGTACTTGTTCAGGTCGAAACTCACGTCCACCTTGTTCCCGCACGAGCGACATGTCACCTGAGCATCGTAATCCTCTCCGTATGCCGACATGCGAGCAGCAACCAAGAGCCCCATCTTGTCGCAGACCAACAGGTCGTCGGATGTGATACTCTTGTCTATAAGGATGCTATCAATCAGCTTGTCGAGGGCGATGCCCTTCTGAATCAGAGCGCGCGAGGTCAAGATGTCCTCTTCCTTTGCCGTCATCTCCTTGATCTCAACGTCGTGCTTGCCGTGGAGTGGATGGCCTTCTGGATAGAACCTGCCGTGTGACATGAGTTCCACGAACTCGGTTGGAATGGCGAACTCCAGTGGGGATAGAGCCTCTGGCGGAGCCTCAGTATCCTTGGTTTTGGCACCTGCCTGGAGTCGGTCTGAATTGTTGCGAGTCATTGAATCACCTCTTTCGTGCTGTAAATATCTCTACATGCACATTTTCATCTTGACACACTTTCGACCATATGTTAAGGTGAAAACAATATGACAAATTTTAAGCCTGGGGATGTTGTGCTCATAGAATGGTGTGGAAAGACGGGCTATGGCATCGTCATCGAAGATAAAACAGATGCATACGAAACGTATGCGAGCAGCAACGACAAGGTTTACAACATATTTCATGCTGTCAAAAATCTTCCTGATGAGTATTCTCCATTATTGCACTTCCATGAACAATTTTTGACGCTTGTAGAATAATTTTCTTGACTCTCGGCGGTCGGCATGTTAAGGTAGATACAACATGGGAGGTTAAAAAATGATGCGAACTGCATGGGACAATTCGGATTCTCGGCATGACTGGTGGCGCGAGACCGCTCGGCGCATGACTGATTACGCACGTTATTACCGTGAAGAATACGAAATTTCCAAGAGCCTTAGAGAAGCTGAGCACGACGAAATTGTGCAACTTCGCAAGAAGTTGACTGAGGCGAATGATCTTCTGGTCGAGGCAGGGGATGTGATTGACGGATTGGTCGATCAGCAAGCCATGGACGACTCATGGTGGAGACCAATTCGTATTAAGATTCGTGTTTATCTCAAGAAGTTTGAGGTTTGAGGGATAACATGCCCGACAATCTGACACCTGAAGAGCGTGGAGCGCTGATCGCTCGCATCGAACTCGACCCGAAGCCCGACACTTTCGCTGGGTGGCTTGAACGACTCTGGAAGCACCCGCTGCTTCAGAGATTTACGCCGACGCAGCGACAACGGGTGTTGGAAGACCTGTGGGACTTGTACCAGCCGATGGTACCGAAGGGATAAACAAATGCAGCCCGACAATCACTCCTCCTGGAACAACATGTATGGCGAGGCGTGGCGGAGCATCATGCACCTGCATGATTTCGTTGAAGTCGGTATGCTCGTACAGGAAAACGCGCATGGATTGATCGGCATGGTCACCAAGATCGAGCCTGGACAGAACTACGACGAGCGGGGGCGCATTACGGTGTTGTTCGGAGACAGAGTAAGATATTACGCATATTGCTCTTACGCAATATTGCTAAAGGAGGTTAAGGTATGAATTTTTGGGAATTTGTTGACAGGAACGGAATGGGATTCTTTATTCTTACAGTTCTTTTCTTGATTCTCTCGGCAGTTATTTGTGGTGAGGGGATTATTCCCCTCGTCGCACAAACTCTAGCTGGCTGATCCTGGGCGCCAATACTGGTTACGACCTTCACTGTTGTTGGTTTCGAGCCATGCCCAATCGAAACGCAGCGTAACGGTCACGTCAGTCATGTCGTCTGAGGTATAGTCCAGGTCGCCAAAGTTCACGTCTCGAATCCACGCATTCTGGAGGGTCCAGATTTCTACTGGATTTCCGTCCGAATCGATCTGCTTGATTTTAAGCTCACCGACAGCCGCAGTAGCTCGCCGCTTTGACGAGGTGCCGTGCTGATCTGAGCCTGTTGGCGGGGTGTAGCCAGCTGCTCGGATGGCCTGGACCAGGATCGCAGACATGTCGGGGTCGACGGGGTCGTTGAGCACCAGTTCGATCGGCTCCCAGGTAACCGCACCTGGGTAGTAGAACGTGTGGTTTAAGAAACGCTTCTCAGTCTCGGACTGTGACATTCGCGGCTTTTGGCAACTTTTTAGCGTAAAAGCTGGGACGTTCTGCGATTCAAGTACAAATCTATAGGCCCTTTTAGGGTCGCGACGAGACGCGTCACTCCAAAATGATTGAGTTGGCATTAATGTTCTCCTGTTTCTTCTTTAATTAGATCACAAATTTTGTTTTTTCTAGTATACCAGTGCTTACCATACACAATATTTTCTATCGTCCCTCTACTAACACTATATTTTTCTGCTAGATCCAGAACAGTACATATTCTTGGCTTATACTCGTTCAAAATCATAACAATTTCTTCTTCCGATAATTTTGAATTATGATTACGAAATCCAGAAATTTTAATAGCACCTCTTTTCTGCCGACTCTTTATTATTTCTTCTTTTTCTTCTTCTGGTATTTTCAAATCTAAATGAGCCCACGTCCTTCCTTGCATAATATGGTGTATTGTTGACACAGAAACATTAAATTTGTCAGACAGTTCTACTAAAGATGTGTTTCCGCTCCTATACAAAGAAAAAATCTGTTTTACCTTTTCTTCGGTTAATTTAGATAGGTGAGATTTTTCCCCTTCATTGGCCTTCCTAATTTTTTCTTTTGTCTCTTGAGTTTTTGGGCCGTTTTTGATTCCACAATTGCTGTCGACAATTTTCCTGATATTATATCCGCGTCTTTGGCGGTTGGCCTTATAATAATCTGTCCAATATTGTTCTCGTTCGGTAACTTCTTCTTTGCTCATTCCCTCGCACAATTCAATTACACCAAATGAAAAACTATCTTCCCCATATTTGTCCCACGAATTCTGCAAATGAGGATTCGCGTGATATCCACGATTCAGCTTAGAACGATGTGTTCGCAAACGCTTCGATAGATTAACTGTCTGCCCAATGTAACGCTTCCCGCTCACAAGATTGGTGATTACATAAATTCCTGGCTTTTTGATCATACCTTATCATACCAGTGAATAGTGGGGGCGTTAAGCCCCCGTCATTCCTCAGTCGTCAAATCCAGCGCCTGAATTTGTCAAAATTGCGTCAATAAAGATGCCCTCGATAGCCTTCGCTGGTTTCAAGTACACCTTGCCATAAACCAAATTCCGATCTTGCAACTCTGGCGTAGTGGTCGTCTCATCCAGGATCACCCTGAACTCTTCCAGTCCGAACCGAGACTTCACGCCCAACAGGATCGGATTGATCTTGGAGATGAAGCGGTTCCAGGTCACTTCCAGGTTCGGGTCGAACAGAATCGACTTCGCAGCCCGCGCAATTTCCCACTTGATATAAAGCAGGAGTCGCCGCACATTGATACGATCCAGAGCCGACCTGGTCACCTGTAGGGTCTTCTGACCGTACACAACCAGACCTTCCTGTGGGAACTTGGCGATCGGGTTAATGTTCGCCTCATACAGCTTATCCCGATCCTTGGTCTTCAGCCGCTTACGCACGTTCAGGACTGGAATCCCTGCGTTACCCTCGGACAGTCCGCCTCGGTTGAAACCAGCTGGGGCGAACCATAGTTCGGTCTGACGTTGGCTGTATGCCATGGTGCCCACGCCCACGATGGAGGGTGGTGCCCACAGAATCGAGCTATCGATGGTATCGCGGATCTGCACCCACGGGAAGTAAGCACAACCGTAGCTGTTATTAATTCCTCTGTCTCGCAGGTTTGCGATGGTTGTATCAACATCTGGCATACGGTTTGCCTCGGATGAGGTTGACTCGGTGCTTGGCACGTAGTCGCCGTCGAGGTCGATCACCGCTAGGGCATCGCTGCGTCGCTCACAAACGTCCAGCAGATGGCTGGTCAGGTCTTCGTCGGTGATACCAGGAATAGCCATCATGTTACACTCAACAACCTCAGCGTCAGAAACGGCGTCAATTGCGCGTTTTACGCTGTTGAAGGCATAGTGAGTAGTCGGAGACTCATCAGCCAACACGGTGTTGCGGAATGGCTCTTTTTCGGTGATATCCAGACCCTCAAACCCGCCGAATAGTGGCATGGTGAATCGATCGAAACCAGCCTCTAGAACCGCAGAGTAACCATCGGTCAGATCAACGGTAAGACTATTCCCAGCAAGTCGAGTACCAGGCACGTACTGAGCGTGAACTGTTGAACCAGAAATATAACGAACATCGTCCAGGGTGAACGCTGCCATGTACTCGGTAGCGAAGAAATCGTCTCCTTCACCGCTGGCGTCAACCGCGGTCAGACTAAACGTGCTGAACTCGGCTGGGATCGGGCGTACCAGATCCTTATAGCCAGGATCGAAGCGATTGCTGTTCTCATACATGGTCGTCTCAATGCCCCAATAGGCATCAGTCGGATCTGAGAGGTTGTCGCCTCGTGTATCACTCCGCAGCGGGATCACGGGGAAGTTCATCGTGATCTCGAAGTTGGCCAGATCACAGACAATCTCGCTGTTCGCATCGGCGCCAGCGCCCCAACCGACCATGCCCCAAACGCTGTTGCCAGCAGCCAGGGCGGCGTCGTTGCCCATGCCCCAGGCCCAATTCTCGTGATCCGTGTCGGCGGCATCACCATTCTGGCCAGTTAGGTATAGGGCTTCACCACGCTCACACTTCACGGCAGCGTGCCGCAGTGGACCGTAGAATCCGAAAGGTAGCAGGACTGGATCTAGGGCACCAGCTGCCAGGTCAGCATTGACTTCCACTCGCAGGAATTTGCTGTTGTTGGTGTAATCTCCGTACTCTGTGTACGCGGTTTCGTTCTCGTCCCAAACGGTGTACATGTCGCCGATCCGACGAGCAATGTAGTCCTCGGAGTTGGGGTTCAGGTTCACAGACGAGAACCGCTCAATAACTACTGGCGCCTTGTCGGTGTCGCTGGACTTCCGAATCACAACACTGAATGAACCGTAGGGGTCATGAGGACTGGAAGAAGCCTTGATGTCCTCGAAGGAAATCTTCATGTTGCCCTGATCCCACTGTCCACTATACAGACCGTGGAATTTGAACAGCTTGCTGGTGTTCGGATATTCCAGGGTGGTCGAATCAATAGCGAATTCGGTATTGAGACCGAGATGCTGTGAGAAGACCCACGGCGTCTGTGGAGGCTGTGCGTCCATCTCGTAGTAACCGCCGTCGTAACCAAAGTCACTGCCGAGAGCGACGATACAGGCAATCTGGCTTCCCTGACCAGTGGTCTCGGTCAGAGTATCCTTCACGAAACGCTCATAAGTCTCACCAAGCCAATAACCCTTGGCGTTCGATGTGGCAGTGATCGCGGAGTTGGTCAGGGTCGGGTTGGTGTTGAACACGTTCCGAATATACAGTTTGCTGTTCGGGTCCAGGTTGAAGATGATAGTCTCTAGGAGACCGTCGCCCGCAGGACCGTCGGTATTGTCCGCAGAATGAACCTCAATACGGAACTCGTAGTCGTCGCCAGTGCTGAGCTTCCACACACCGTTACCAGCATCGTTGAAGTTGCCGCCAATGGAGTTACCAGCCAGGAGCACTCCGCCTTCAGTCACGTAGAAAATGGCCGCGAGTGCAGCATCGCCCTGGTCACCACCAGCTGGAGCAGAGAGATCACCGATGAAGAGCCCGTACGCCCCACCAGTGGACGCCTGGGCCGTATCTGGCTCTGGGGTATACCAACCAGCGTTAACAGCGCCTGAGACCACGTCAGGGTGGCTCACGCCCAACAGACGAACGAACGTCGCTGGGCTGGCGTTCTTCAGCCATGCCTGGGCCGCATAAGCGGCGTATGTCGGGGCAAGATAGTTGCCATCGCGCCAAACGTCATGTCCTGCGCCGCCGCCGATCGGGTTCCCGAAAATCTCAACAAATTCGGAGAACGAACCGACCTTCACGGGCCGCATTCCTGGGCCACGCTCCGATCGTCCGATGAAAACTGGACCTAGAACCTCTGGGTCCTTTGGGATCTGACTCTGGTCCACTTCCATGATCTGGATCGTTGGGCTCAGGAATTTATACTTCTTCACGCCTTCTGGGATTGCCATACTATTCTCCTATAGGTTCCAAACCTCTTCTGTTACTAAATAGTGTTGGAATTTGTGAAGGTACTAGTTATATAGCGATTTTTGTTTTACGACCTTGCCTGTTTGCCACCGAAAACATCTAGATCATGTATCACAAACCTTGCTTTTCCGCCTGGATCTATGACATATCCGAAGTTTCCTTCTCGGACATCTCCTGTTGACAGGCCGAACTCTGAATATAGGTTCGCTGCGACAACCAGAGACTTGTTCTTCAACATATTGTCAATTTCTGCTTTTGTGATCATGTGGTATTTTTTGTCCCAACTATTCAAGCTGTCATTGTAGGCGTCAATCGCGGCATCATTTCCGCCAAATTCAATATATCTCATCATCTTAGACAGATAACCAGCAAAACCATAACCAGTATGAAGATCAAGCGTCGGAAACATTTCCTTATATTTACGAGAAACATCATCAACATGAACGAACTGCTGTTTGATCCATAGATAATCATCGGCAGCGTCATACACCTTTGGCATAACGTAGTTGTATTTGGTACCAGCAGCCGCATCTGCCTCCATCTTATTCTGGGCGTATGCTCGATGACCGCCGAAGGCAATTTTCAACACCATCTCATCAATCCCAGGGATAGACCAAACCATCCTATACGATCCTGCTTTGATAAATCTAAATCCGTTGTCGTTCATACAACTTTCAAACATCGAACCGTTGATAGCCCCGTGTCGGTAGGACTTAATGCACCTAAGCTCTTCTGGGTCTGGCCCGAAATATTTCTCTTTCGACGCGTGTTCGTCGTCGCTTATCTCGGCAACGTACCTCCGCCAGCTTTCCATTAGGAGTTTCATTTTATTGTTCTCCGCCTACAGAAACGTATTTTCTAAATTTTTCTTGTTCTTCTTCTTTGCCATATACCCATATGTTGGTATGAGTTACACTCTTGGCTCCATACAGTCCGATAAGATCCTTGATTTTCGACCAATACTTCTGTTTTGGTAGGCTTCCAGCTTGACCCTCTGGGTATGATAGCTTCTTGTATTTTGGTTCCCAAGTAACCACTACATGTGGAATATCATTTTCATCGACCAACAAAAGCATAGTCGCGTTTGGATCTGGAGAGTGAAAGCCTGTTGATCCACAATTTTTCATTTTTGTCTTCACGATTTGACAACGTCTAGCTTGTGTGTCAATCCACCTGAAACCGTCTTCATAAGTTTTCACGGTCTTGAGTTCTTGTATGCCAGCGTCAGCATATTTTTGTGTAGCATCGTGGAAATTCAAATTCTTGAATGCTGCGACATTTTTTACTTTGTTGTCTCGGATATCTCGAATGATGTCGTAGGTTTCAAAGAATTCCAAATTTGTACTAAGAATGTATTTTTGTTTTCCAAGAATATATTGCAAATCTGGTCTACTATCCATTACCCTCCTTAATTTATCCCCATAATACTCACGAAGAGGCTCAAACTCTGGGTTTTGTGCGTACATGGAGCGGCGCACGTCATCGACCCCAACGTGTACCAACTTCGGTAACAAATCTGAAACCATTACCGCATGCCATATCCTATCGGAATATGGTCGCTTGTCTGGGTATCTTGGAGGCTTATAGTTCTCTCTGAACTCTACGAATGTATTTTGTATCCACCACTTGGCAACCAGAAAAGCGTTCTTTCCCCCAAACTTATCATGAAACCACTGAACCAGAATATCTGGTAGGTTCAGGATTTTTTTCATGTTGCCGCGCTGGTCCTCGGACAGGTACCCGCGCCACTGTTCCATGATAAGTTTCATCAAAAATCTCCCGTGCCTTCCCCATAATCAACAACCTCAATCTGATTTGGTGATATGTTATATTCCGCAAAAAAGCTACATGGATCGCCCTCTTCTTCTGAAACGGTGTCGATTTTTAGTTTCTCTATTTGATCTTTGGTCAACCTAATCCCCAATATTGCAACATCTTTGAGTAACTGTTCGGCAACGTATACTTGCCACTTCACGGCCTGTTCAAATCCGTAACTAAGAAATATTTTTCCCTTTGACCATCCTTGTGTGTTGAATGTCTCTTCTCGATTACGATTTACCACCAACCCCTGCTTCAATATAAGCCTAACCAACTTGGATGGCGTAGCGTGATAAAACAACTCATCATAAAAGTCGGGATCGTCATCCTCACCACCACAAACACCAGAATCAATTATATCATATACGCTAGAAGACTCAGCGACATACCTCCGCCAGCTTTCCATGAGGAGTTTCA